TGTTGGGTCAATAGGACAACAGTCACCACCTAATGATGACTCACAACTAATTAAATTCGTGGTGAATCCTGAGATCTCTAATGACATTTTTACTTTTATCTATAAATAGTAAAAACATCAGTTATTTCATCCACTAACTTAAAAATTATGTCTTTGGTTGAATGTTTAGAATTATAAGTTGAATTTACTAATCAACGAGTTCTCGACTGCCGTTATTTCAGAATTAGTTAAAACGGTATTATACATTTTAAATGCGGGTATTTGACCATAAAGACCCGTCGTTTCCCCCGCATTTGTACCTAACTCAATACCTGTTAGTGTTGCGTTTAGATTACTTGGTAATGGAATTGTCCCACTATTCTTAAACACCCCATTCTCCCTTATAACCATCATATCCGCACCCGTTTGTGTCCCATCGTAAATCACGGTGTATAATGTTGGGGTATTTGTTGTATACGGTATAATTCTGTTATAGTTTGTTGTGGTGGTCACTTGGAAATTACCACTAGTAAATAAAATGGTTAAACTATCATCTGATGAATTAGTGGATTTAAGTCCTTGTAAAATCCATTGTGGTGATGTTGATGTTGTGGTGACTACAATAAACATGGTGTACGCGTTTGTTCCTGCCAATCCTGTAATTCCTTGGGCAATTAAACTTTTGTTTGGTCCAAAATTAATCGCACCGAGATTATTAAAGTCTGCCGACGACGAATCCCATGTTGGGGGATTATTAACGGTCCCTGAACCACCAAAATTAGGTTGCCCACTTACAGTATTACCCCAATCAACAATAGTGTCACCATCAGAAATTGTTGGGGACTGTATAAATGAGTTGGCTGTCGATGCATCAAAATCCATTACTAAACCTGCGGTAGGTAATGGTGTATCCGTAGGTGTGGGTGTCGGAGGTGGTACCGAATATAGATTAACTTGGTAAACTTCACTTTCATTAAATCCACTACCTGAGGAAGAGACAATCGTAAAATTCTCGACAACCATCACTCCCGAAGCAACATCGTATGATGGTGAGGTTGTTAATTCAATAACTATAGATTTACCCGTAGCATCTAAAATTCCTCCTGATGGTCCTGATGGGGCATAATTTAATCCTGTTAAATAGATCCTACTACCCGCACCCATACCTGTGAATACGAACCAATTATCGGTCGTTCCCGCATTATACGGAGTCCTTGAGTAAGTTCCCTCAGGACCGGGACCTAAAACACTATACCTATTAAATTTCCATCTTACAATGTTCCCCCAACTTAAACTTGAATGAGACCAACTAGCAGCGTTACTTTGAACGGCAACATCACCGTCGTTAGCCGCTGTTGATGTGTTAGTAAATTGATAGAATGGTATGGTTGGTACCGAAGTTGGAGTAGGTGTTGGAGTGTTTGTACCTGTTGGTAATGGTGTAGATGTCGCACAATTATTAAACCATTTATCATTTAATTGGTTTTCAACACTCAACCTTTCACTCGAACTCAATTCTTTGTCAAATACCAACATTTCAAACACATAACCATTCATACCCGTGTTTTCTAATGGATGGGTACCAATATAAAGTTTACTTAAGTTGGATGCGGTCGTTGACCCGAGTGTTGTATTTGCCAATATTGGAACACTAACACCGTCAATCCACAATTTTTCTCTTAAATTATGGTAAGTCGTATTACCATTAAATGTTAATGTAATAATGTGGGCGTTATTATCTGTAAACACGGGTCCCTGACTTTGTCTAAGAATTCCTCCAGGTGTGAAACTAAAATTCAGGTGACCATATGCGGTCTTATACAAATAAATGCTGTTGTAACTACCTGTCGAAGTTTCACTGGTATATAATGTTTGTCCAGTTTGTTGGGAAACATCCATTCTATAAACCATTATGATAGTCATACCCGTTAATGACTGTAGTTCGGTGATTGGGTTAATACTCAAACCGTCAGTACCATCAAAGAAAACACCCGACTTACCACATAATTCATTTGTTTCGTAGGAAGGTCTAACACTTGTAGAACCACCTATTGGGTTGGCATTATGGGCAATTGCCGATTTATCATTCCACTGAGTAATTGTGGATCCATCAGATGGGTTTGTTGGTTGGAATTGTCCAATATCGGCACCATCATACCAAATCTGTAAGTTTATGTTACTTGGATCGATTGGTACCGCGGTTGGTGTGGGTGTAGGTGTTTCTGTATTGGTTGGAATTGGAGTCTCCGTAGGTGTAGGAGTAACACATGTAACAACCTCATCAACAATACTATTGGTCATATGTACAACTTGACCGTTTTGTTTATCCTCAACACCACCAATTATTGGGTAGATTATTGCGTAACCTGTATAGGGTTGTAACCCCGTATACCAATTATATGAATAACCTAATGTGGTGAGTTCACTACCCACAACTTGAACAGTTCCTGTCGATGAATAGACCGGTCCTATACTTCCACAATAACCATTGGTTATTCCTTGGGAATAACTTGTGTGAACTATACAGGCATTTGTACCATCTACATCATCTTTAAAATTAAATTGAGTTCCACCGTTTACGTCATAACCACAGAACACAACATTTAATTGTAAGTTAGAATCTAAGGTTGGTGTGGGGGTTGGTGTTTCCGTTGGAATTGGAGTACTACTCTCTGTTGGTGTCGGTGTTGGTAACTGAGAATTGGTCAAAACGATCCTCAACACATCCGTTGTAAGTAATCCGCCAGTGGTAAATTGGTATACCGCGGTATATGGGGAGGTCTTATGTACTACTTTTAATAATGTTTGGTTTTTATATACCTCGACAGAATATGGTCCAACACCACTTACTCCAACTTGTATAAAATCCCCATAAGCAATACCCAAATGTGTACCATATTCAATTTGACCACTTGATAGAGGGAAACTAAAATTCCATGTAGATGAAAAATTAGCACCAAACGAATTGAATAAGATCGATTGAGTGTTTTGATTCTCAAATATTAAATTAGGTGGTGATGTCGGTGTTGGTGTTTCCGTACTAGTTGGTGCAGGAGTACTACTCTCTGTTGGTGTAGGTGTTGGAATTTCAGTACTAGTTGGTTCCGGCGTGGATGTCGGTGTAGGTGTTGGAATTTCAGTACTAGTTGGTTCCGGCGTGGATGTTGGTATTGGGGTTTCTGTGGGTGTCGTCTCGGGAGTACTAGTTGGTAATGGAGGACCTATGTAACAAATTTTAAAATAATGTACTTCGTTTGTTATACCTGTATACGTGTAAACATCGTTATTTAAAATAAAATTTTTGTACTCATGGTCAGGAATATTAAAATGGTTAACAAAATCTAAATAAGTAAACGTTTCTGTTAAACCACTGTATACATAGTTAGGGTTGTTAATAGTATTATCGACTTCACACACCGTTATAACCGATCTATCTAACTGGTCCCCATCCAAATTTTTTAGAATACTAACATCAAGAGACAGGGGGGTATTGAAATTTATGACGTTTTTGTCATAATCACTATCAAAACCAGATAATTCGTAGTCATATGTTTCCGAATTATCCAACACTAAATCAAAACTGATCCCCAAATTTCTTAAAATATCCTGTGTATTCATATTCTAATAAATATCTTTCTTACTATTTGATATTTATAATAAAACAAGTTTCTATGAATAATTTCGTAAAACAGGTAATCGAAGAGAAATTCGCGTCAAAAGCACAACAAAGATTCTTCTATGCTAAGGCCAACGAAAAAGGGGTGAGCAAGAAAGAGAAGAAGAAGTGGGAAAAATACGCTAAAGAGTTTTCAAACGATACTGACTTTGATAAAATACCCGAGAAGGTGACCGAGAAAGAAAAAGAGGTTGATGAAATTGTCGACTCAAAGGGCAATATAAAAAGAGGTTCTAAACCCACTAACCTAGCAACAAAAACTGTTGGATCTAAATCAACGACAGACAAGGTCGCGAAAACCTCAGGCGGATCTATGGGTACACACGGTGTCCATGGTACCCACACATCTTTAAGATATTGGGCGGAGTCGGATATGAGTAAGTCGTTAGGTTATGATGATACGTTAGGTGAAGATGATACATTCGAACAAGCGTACAATCATTTTACAAAAGAATTAGGGTTGACCCACGACGATGCAATGGAGAGACTTGAATCGATGGGGTATGATGAAAAACTACCCGAGGATAAGGTAAGATTAGTGGAGAACCCTAAAAAATTTATGAAAGACTATATGGAAACAGTCTTAAGTAAAAAAGATTTTAACCACGACATTTTGGATAAAGAAGAGAGTAAAGAAATTCCACAAATAATTAAAAGACAAGTCTCCTCTTTAAAAAATAGTTTAGAAAATAACGGATTATCAATTAATGATATAAAAGACTTATTTTAATGAATAGTAGGCTCAAGAATAGAAATTTTCAGATTCCTGACAATGTGTTTAATTATATACATAAGGTATTCACGTCGTTAGAGGATAAATCTGTTGATGGCACTCAAAGAGCTAAGAACTTACTTAGAACAAAGAACGTATCATACGCCCAACTAAAAAGAATTATACATGATTTAGAAAGCGGATCACTACCACTTATACAATATAATTTAGCCGGTGGTGATGAGATGTTAAATTGGGGTAGGACATTTTTAGACGGGGAAAGAGACCTGATTGAGAAAAACAAAAAATCACAACAAAGATCAAATAACATTGGTCAGATTGATAGAAAAAACGCGTTCCTAAAAACACATAAAAAGAAATCAAATTACAGTGTCCCTACAAATATGTTAAAATCGAATTCAGATAAAACATCAGTCACTCCAATATCATCCTTAGGTGTTTTTGAGGAAATAAAAAGAATCAAAGAATTATTATAATGGCAAGTCAAATAGATTTAATATCGGATAAGTTTAGACAAGAGGCGATAGTTAAAAACATTTATAAGTCAGACAGCGGTTATGACTCCAACCACAATAATGCAATTTCAAGTGGAGATGAAAGAGGTAAAGGAGAGAATAATGGTAATGTTGGGTCTTCTGTCGACATAAATAACAGGTTAGATTCTATTGGAAGAAATCGTTATTCCTCCGAATTTGGTTATGGTTTACAAAACCCCAACGCCATATCCGATGGTGATGAATATGGTAGGGGTGAAAATAACGGTCAGATAGGTACGTTTACGGATATCAATCAAAGACAGGAACATTTAGGTAGAAACACTTACAATCAAAATAATGGTTATGGTGTCAACCACCCCAACGCTATTTCAGACGGTGATGAATTGGGAAAAGGTGAAAATAACGGTAAAATCGGAGGTTCTACTGACATCAACACCAGAATTGATAATATTGGGAGAAACACATATAACCAAAATAATGGTTATGGGGTAACACATCAAAACGCCCTATCTGATGGGGATGATAAAGGTAAAGGTGAAAATAATGAGATGATTGGGTCCTTAACCGATATTAATACACGTAACGACGTTGTCTCTAGAAACATCTACGGACCTAATAATGGATATGGTATTAATCACCCAAATGCGTTGTCAAGTGGAGATGAGCCAGGAAAGGGTTTAAATAGTAATAATGTCGGTGGATTGACCGACATTAACACACGAACAGACAATGTTGCTAGAAATATTTATAACGAAAATAACGGTTATGGATTAGTCCACCCTAACGCAATTTCAGACGGAGACGAAAAGGGTAGAGCAGAGAATAACAACAGTGTAGGAACTCGAACAGACATTAACGAAAGAGTTCAACACATCGCAAGAAATAATTTTAGTGAGTCTAACGGCTACCCCGATTTCTAATGAAGTTAATTAAAGACATATATAACTTTTTATTGGGGGAGCAGAAAGTACCTGCAACCCTTAATAGGAAAACCGGAAGACCCGGGTCTTTAGCCAACGCAATTAAAAAAAGACATCCCGTGACATTCTTTTATAATGGACCACGAGGTGAGGTACAACCAGGTAAAAGGATCAAAGCCGAAATGGTTGCCATGGGATCTTCCAAAACAGGCAAAATGATTGTTAGGGCTTGGGTGGCACCACCTTCAAGATCTAAGACAGGATTTGAAAAGGGTAATTGGAGAACTTTCATTGTTTCTAGAATGAATCAAATAGAGATCTTTGAGGATGAGACGTTTGACGTTAAGAGACCTGGTTATAAAGAAGGGAATGATAACTCAATGTTAGTTACTTATGTCACGTCTGATTGGTCCTCAACACCTGAACCTCAAAAACCTGAAGAACCGAAATCAGAACCCACACAACAATCAGAACCACAAGAACCAAGAGTTCAAGATACGGATCCCCAAAGAGTCGACACCACAGAACCCGAACAATCCGTTGAACCACAATCAAATGAACTACCTCAACCCGAACCCGAAAATACCCCAAGTATGGAACCACCTAAAGGTGACGACCAAGATAACGACCAAGACGGGGAGGACAACAACTACGATGGTTTGAACGAGAATATAAAGAGAATCAAAGAATTACTTTATAATTAAAAATAAAATTGTTATATTATATAAAGTTTTAAAATATGTCACAACAAGGAACAGGAGTTATAAACGAGAATGATCTTATGAGGAAACTCGTTAATGCCAAAAAAGTTATGAATGTAGTGGACGGAGGAACGTTCACTAAGGGTAATATAGACCCATCAGCATTATTGGAATCTCCAGAAGTCTTAATGTCAAATCAGAACCCATCAAAACCTAAATCGGTCTCATCACCAATTGTTAATGAAGACAAAATTAGGAATTCAAAATTGCCCGAATCTATAAAGGAGGCGATGATAAAGAACCCAATACCAACAATGGATAACATTTCATTATCGGATGGGTTAGATTTAAAATTTGTTGAGGGTGCCAAAAAATTAATGGAGAGAGAAGGTTTATCAACTAAAAAAACCCCACTATCAAATCAACAACCAGTCGGTACAATCACCCAACCCAACACCTCACTTAACGAGGAGATCAAATCCCTTATAAAGGAAACGATTAAAGATACATTAGAGGAAATCGTCGATCGTAAATTAACTCTTCTACTCACAGCACAACAGACCGCATCTATCAATGAAAACTTGGTCTTAAAAGTAGGAGATTCCATCTTTAAAGGTAAAATCACAGGAGTAAATAAAAGTAAGTAAGGATTGATTTCTTACTTTTTTTTTCTTATATTTTGATATATAACGAAATTATATGTCAAAAGTTAGAGTATTAGCCATACCCTCGGATTCACATGGGGTTGGGAAATTTAGAATCATAGATCCTTTTACCTTTATCGGAGATAATCACTCAAGTGAGGTACATGTGGATATTGTATTCGATGTGCCTAACGATGACGACTATTTTAAAAATTATGATATTGTTGTTTTTCATAGTTTCATCCATAAGTCAAGTCATGAAGAAAACATGAAAAGAATTTCATGGTTGAAGAGTAAAGGGATTAAAGTTGTTATGGATACCGATGATTTTTGGAGAATCGATCAAAGACACCCAAACTATGAATCTTTCAGAAAGGCAGAACTACCAAAAAAACGTGGTGAATTTATCAGATCCGCGGATTATGTGACTACAACAACTCCCGTTTATGCGAACACAATAAAAAAACTGTTAGGACAAAAAAATGTGTTTGTTTTCCCTAACGCGGTTGATGAAACTGACCCACAATTCAAACCCAACCCAATTAAATCGGATAAAGTCAGGTTTGGTTGGTTAGGTGGGTCCTCACATCTCCATGATTTAGAGTTATTACGAGGAGGAATAAGTCAAATTCAAAACCAATATAAGGGTACTACCCAATTCGTTCTTTGTGGATTCGATCTGAGAGGTAACATGAGGGAGATTAATAAATTAACAGGTGAAGTAAGAGAAAGACCAATTAAACCGGAAGAAACTGTATGGTTTAAATATGAAAAAATCTTCACAAACGATTATAAATCTTTAGATTCCGACTATTCGAATTATCTGAATAGTTGGTCCCAAACCCCTTACCCCAATGATTTAGATCAGCCGTATGTTCGTAGATGGACTATGGACATAAACAAGTACGCCACCAATTACAATTATTTTGATGTTTCTTTGGCTCCGTTGGTTAAAACCGAATTCAACGAACAGAAGTCACAACTAAAAGTAATTGAGGCGGGATTTCATAAGAAAGCAATAATTGCGACCGCCGAGAATCCTTATCTACTTGATGTTGTAAACGCGTGGGAAGACGGTAAATTTACCGATAAGGGTAATGGTTTATTAGTACAATCATCCAAAAATCACAAACAGTGGTTCCAACATATGAAAAAATTAGTTGACAATCCGAATATGATTGAGGATCTTGGTAATAGATTATACGAAACAGTGAAAGACAAATATTCCCTCTCCACTGTTTCTAAAAACAGAGTGGAATTCTTAAAATCAATAATTAAATAAATTAAAATTATGTATTATTTAGCAACAGTAGGTTATGAATTAGAACAATTGGACAGATCAGGTAACCCAAGAGTCCAAAAAGTTAAGTACGTCGTTGAAGCGGAGTCCGTTGAAGAGGCGACATTAGTATTATCAAAGTATCGGTCAGAAGATATGAGATCAAGTGAAAGTATTTCAATTGCCAAGATGCAAATTGAATGTGTCATTGACTCTAAAATAACTCCCGAGTATTACAAAGGTTAATTATTATGTTGAATAAAGAACAAATAGAAAAAAATAAATCTAAATTATTAGAGACATCCGAGAAGTATGGTGTTCTAACGGAATCTTTGTTAGAATTCTTGGGTGACGACCTTTATGTCGCACCCGCTTCTACTTCCCTTGATATGTACGGTGCATACCCTGGTGGGTTATTAGAACATATCTTCATCGCATCAAAATATGCGGTTAAGGTGAACGGTCTCTTACCCGAGAAACTACAACAAGATGTGTCATCTATTTTAAAATGTACCATCCTTTCTCAGATAGGAAAAGTATTCTTATTTAAACCAAATGAGAGTGAGTGGCACAGAAAGAACTTAGGTAAAATGTATGAATTTAATGATCAATTAGTTTCCATGAGAGTGGGTGAAAGATCGGCATACTATTGTTCTAAGTACGGGGTTAGTTTAACTGAAGAAGAATATCAAACAATAGTGAATTCTGATAAAGGTGACGATGATCTACAAGCAAAGTATCACTCAACACCATTGGCCCAAGTTGTAAAACAAGGGTTTGAGTTAGCAATATTTGAACAAAAACATGGATGAAAAACTAATAAGACAATACTTAGAAAAATTAGAGGATTTCGAGAGAACACTATCCACTAGTGATGATGTTGATGACGAGTATATCAAAGAAATTGAAAACGTCTTAGGTTCATTGTCTAATGACGCTACTGAGTTTGTAAATGGTGAAAGACTGTTAGATTCAGTCAAATTATCATGTAAAATAAAGAAGTTACACCCCAACGCCGTTATCCCTTCATATTCTAAAGAGGGAGATGCCGGTATGGATATCACCGCAACAGAAATCATCGGTAATACTACATCTCAAGTTACGTATGGGACGGGTATTGCGGTTGAAATACCAAAAGGTTACGTTGGGTTGGTGTTCCCAAGATCATCAATAAGAAAAATGGAATTAGAGTTAAGTAATTCCGTTGGTGTAATAGATAGTGGATATCGAGGTGAGATCCAAGCGACATTTAATAAAACAAACGGTTTAGACTCTATCAAATACGATGTGGGTGATCGAATTGTACAAATAATGGTAATACCGTATCCTAATGTAGTTTTCACAGAAGTGGAAGAACTAAGTGATAGTGAAAGAGGTAATGGTGGGTTTGGTTCCACTGGAAAATAAATTAAATAATACGAAATAATATTAATGGCTCAAAGAAGACCTATTGAAAGACGGTTAACACATAAAGAGAAAATCAGAGAAATCTTTAAGAAACCAAGAGAAAAATTCCTAACAGATTCTCAAAGAGAATATTGGGACATTTTACATAATAACGAAATTACTTTGTGTTTCGGTCCTGCGGGTGTGGGTAAATCATATATCGCCATGAAAAAGGCGGTAGATCTATTACATGACGATGACAACAAATACGAAAAAATAATTATTGTTAGACCGGCCGTCGAAGCAGAAGAAAAATTAGGGTCATTACCTGGTGGATTAGAGGAAAAATTAGATCCCTACATCTTCCCATCATATTATCTATTAAATAAAATAATCGGTAAGGAGTGTAGAGAAAAACTCAAAGATGAGGGATATATAGAGGTTGCTGCATTGGCATATATGAGAGGATGGAACGTAGATAATACAATTCTGATTTTTGAAGAGGCACAAAACGCAACACCCGCACAAATGAAATTGTTATTAACCCGTATTGGATTTAATACTAAGTTCTTTATTTCGGGTGACTTAGAACAATCAGATAAGTTTAAAGACAAAACTAAGAGTGGTCTTTATGACGCTAAAGTTAGATTGGCAGGAGTTAAGAATATTGGCGTCTTTGAATTCGGGGATAACGACATTGTTAGAAACCCCATAATTAGTCAAATCCTAAAAAGATATGACTAACCTTTACTTATAATAAAAAATTTATTATATTAAGTTTATGGAAATTTTTATCAGTATAGATGGTGTATTAAGGAACACAATTGCTAAGTTTGATTATCACTACAAAGATTATTACTTAGATTCGGAGCCCGAGGAAAAAACGGACGAGGAGAATCAATTTGACTACGCAGTAACCGAACCTGTTAGAAATAACCATCTATTAGAAAGTTATCGATTCCAATCAAAAGACGAATTTGATAATTTCACTTTCATAGACTATTCGGTAGAAATCTTTGGACACGCAAATGGGAGTTATCCTAACGTTTTTTTGGATTTAAATAATTTAATTTATCAAAATAAGGAACACAGATTTACTTTGATTGGATTGGATGAATTAGGGAAAGCAAAACCATCAACATTATTCTTTTTATCCAGAAATGGTTTTATGGGTAACAATGTGAGGTTCTCAATAAGTTCTGAAATACCAAATCTATGGAAACAATGTGATTTGTGGGTTACAGATTCTGAGCCTATTATTAGTCAGAAACCAAAAAACAAAAAGGTTATCAAATTTAATACAGATTATAACCAACACTTTACAAATCCCTTAGAAATACATAAATTAACAGAAATAGATGAGACATGGTTGAAATCTTCGGAGAATATTATTATATCGACATTGACAAGATTACTGAAAGTTGTGAAATGACTGTCGAACCGATAGCAAATGATGATGAAAAACCACAACAAGTGGAACAATCAATAAATGTGTTTAAATATGACACCATTAAACAATGTTTAGACACATTATTAACTGAAGGTGCTCAAGATGATAATGGATTGGGGTTGTTAACGAACGAGTTATCAATCCCGTTTAAGTTTTCATTTAACACGCTAATAAAATACGGAATTTTAAGAAAATACGATGAGTGATAAAACACAAGAAAACATTACAAAATTAGAGAATGCCCTCTCTAGATTAAACAGTAATGAATACAAAATTTATTTCCTAACATATGATACGAAAGGAAATGCCAGGGCCGCAATCAAATACATATATGACTCTGTGAAAACCCTAAGAGAGTATGGTATAGATGCGAAAATCCTTGTTGAGGATAAGAACTATTCAGGTGTAAGAGCTTGGATGGGTGATACATATAATGATATTCCTGTTGTTACTATAAAAGAGGATAAACTTGAGATGGGTATTGACGATGTTATTGTTGTACCTGAGTATTATTCTAATGTTTTAGAACAACTATCTAATATAAAATGTACTAAGATCATGTTAGTACAACAAACAGAGTATATTTTTGAAACGTTACCTGTTGGTAGTAGATGGAGTGATTATGGTTTTGATAAGGTTATCACGACTACAGAGAGATCCAAAGAATATATTAAATCAGTATTCCCCGAATCTTTCATCTTTGTCAATCCACCCAAAATAGGGGATATCTTTAAGCCGTCAGAAACACCAACAAAACCATTTATAGCCATTAGTGCTAGAGATAGGGGACAACACAGAAGAGTTATATCTGAATTTTATTTAAAGTACCCACAATTAAGGTGGATTACTTTTAAAGATATGGTACAGATGCCTTACACGGAATTTGCCGACCAACTAAAAGAATGTATTTGTTCTGTTTGGTTGGATGAGGAGTCTACGTTTGGTACGTTTCCTTTAGAATCGATGAAATGTGAAGTACCTGTCATTGGTAAGGTCCCTAATACGGAACCAGACTGGGTTAATGAAAATGGTTTATGGTCCTATGATTTAAGTAAAATTGTCGAATTCATGGGAACATATGTTTTAGCTTGGTTAGAAGGAATCACCATTAACGACGAGGTTAAGGAAAAAATGAAAGAAACTCTTATTCCTTATGCCGAAGATGTAATAGATCAAAATATAATCTCAATTTTCAACTCTTTTAGAAATAGTAGAGTAACATCAATTGAGAATGTTTTGAATAAATTAAAAGAGGAAGTAAACGTATGAAAAATATAACAATAATATTACCAATACATACTCTTGAAGGAGAATATCAGGAGATGTTAAATAGAGCAATTTCTTCTGTGGAACAGTTCCACGATGACGTGATACTCCAAATAGTTGGTCCATCAAACGCAATCGGGGATCTCACCAGAGGAGGTCTTACAGATAAGTTAGACATTGAATTCACAATTAACACCGGTCCTACCGATTTTTGTTCTCAAGTAAATCTTGGAATCAATAGTTGTAAAACCGAATGGTTTTCAATTTTAGAAGTAGATGATGAGTATACATCAAATTGGTTAAAATCATTTACAAACTATAGAGAAATGTTTGAGGACGCAGACGTATTCTTACCAATTGTTAAGGATGTTAACGTTGAGGGTAAAATGACTAGTTTCACTAACGAGTCTGTGTGGGCTTACGGGTTTAGTGAAAAACAAGGTATTATAGATAATGAGGTTTTATTAGATTACCAAAACTACCAAACTAGTGGAGGTCTCTATAAAACAGATGTGATCAAAGAGAATGGGTCTTTTAAAGAAAACATTAAACTGACATTTAGTTATGAGTTTTTATTAAGGTTAACTCACAATGGTGTCAAGGTTGCCGTTATCCCACAAGTTGGGTACAGACACGTCAACTTTAGAGAAGGTTCGTTGTTTTGGTCATATAAAAACGATGAAAATTTAAAACTATCTTCTGAAGAACCTAAATTTTGGTTAGAAACAGCCAAAAAAGAATTCTTCTTTAAGACTAAACGAGATATTGAATACGCTGAAAGTTAATGCCGAGAAAACGCACCCAAAAAATGTATTTTGGGGAGGAGCAAGAACAAGCGGTAGTACGATACTTAGAATCCGAAAACGAAGACGAAAAGAATAAGATATTCAGAGAATATTTAGAAGAACCTCTCACAATAATGGTGGAAAGTATAATCCGCCGTTATAAACTTTATAGGAAAGATTACGAGTTTGAAGAAATTCACACTGATACTATGTCATTCTTGATGACTAAGATCAGTAAGTTTGATACTACGAAAAACTATAAAGCATACTCCTATTTTGGTACAATCTGTAAGAACTATCTTATGGGTACCATACAAAAAGATGTAAAAGAAACAAATAGATCCGTTTCATATGAAGACATCTCAACACGATTGGAGGATCGTGCCGACCTCTCATATGTTATAGATGAAGAGGAGTTAGACTATAAAAACATTGTTATTAAACTCACCACAGAGTTAGAAAATTTTGTGGAAAATGAAGATCTTAATGATAATGAAAAAAAATTGGGATACGCCCTTATCGAGGTCTTTTCAAACTTCGATAAGATTTTCCAACAAGGTGACGGTAATAAATTCAATAAGAATTTAATACTATTATCTCTTAGAGAGATGACTTCTTTAAGTACTAAAGAGATCCGTGTAGCGATGAAAAAGTATAAAAAACTTTATGAGTTGTTAAAGTTGGATTTCATAAATAATTAGAAACAATCTATTTATAGGTATGAGAAGAAAGACAAATTTATTATCATTAGATACTGATTCTGCACTCTCTTTAATGCAGGAAATCTACAATGATATTGTGGAGCAGAAGCAAACCGCCAATTTAATAACCAAGAAGATGTTGAGTTTTATGAAGGAGGCCGAAGACATGAGTGTTATTGGTCCCGTGATTAAAGAACAACAAAAAATTCTTAATGATTGTACCGAAAAGAAAATCTCCTTAGTAAAACTACAAAGTGTATTATTAAAACAAAGTGGAGGTGGACAAATCCAAAACGGAGGAAAATTAGATCTAACTGAAGAAGACAGACAGTTATTGGAGAAACTTATGAAGGAAGATGATGAACCACAAGGAAGTGGATCCCAAAAATATCAAATGTAATGAGTAAGGTTAAAAAGTTAAGAGGTGAGATCAAGTCAAAACTTGAAATTGTTAAGAAGATTAATGACGATCCGTCAAAGGCTTCTGACAACCTCTATGACCTATACCTTAAAGACGCTGAGATAGATAAGAAAATATCAGATTCTATAGAGGGGTTAAAGAGTAAACTCAAAAGAAAAAAAGATAATAAGGAAGATATTTTTGGTTCCATAATTGATATCGCTAACGATTTTTTAACCACTAGATCAAATAAGATACAATTAAACGATAATGAAAAATTATTATCGGGTAGAAAATTAAAAAAATACGCTTTAGAGTCGGCATCGATAACTGTAAAAGATTCTAAAAACATTGTAAAAGAAAGTGTAAAAAAAGTCTTATTCGTTGATTCAGATTCAAGTATTTGTGGTGTAGATACTGAGATGCCACAAGATAGTATGACTATCTCTCCAAAAGAATTTGACTTCTTAAACGTTTTACAAAATGACCCTTCATCATCTATCGGTATGATAATGTATGAGGAGGAGAGTCCCTCATCTGGAGATATTAAAATGAATAGAGAACTCTATAATGCTTTCTCTAATAACTACACATTTAGTAGTAAATCAGGTAAAAACCTATTTTCACTATCGTGGGATAGTGGAAACCAAGAATACCAAGTGAGTGGATTAAAACAAGGTATTGCGGCAGTAAAGGTTGGTGAATTTATGGAGGACTACTACGATAGTATTGAGACTCCCAAAATAGAATATATTATTAAAACCGCCATGTTAATGACGTTACAAGGGGATGGTGAGAATCCTGAATCCTTTGATAAAGCAATGGCATACTTAAACAGACTATGTTCCAAACTTTTTAAACTTTGCGGATCCCCAATGGAAGATAGTGGTTTAATACAAACCACCAGTCAACAATTTTCCGAGAATGATTCCGACATTCAATCGTACTTTGATTTTGATGATGTGGAAGGGATCGACATAGATGATGAAGATGATAGATATAGAAAAGTTCTAAGATTCAAGGACTGTGGTAATTTTGAAATTCCCTCTCCCCAAACTTCATTTGAAGACTTTGTTTTTCTCTCAGATGGTAACTTATCAAATTTAGTTGATGATACTTTGGACTCGGTCGCATTAAATGCCGCAATACAAAGTGACAACCAAAACATGTTTGATAACATAAATTTAGAATTACTAAATATGTTTATTTTAAACGTTCCTAAAGCTTTGGTTTCGTCGGTTTTATCTCCTAAGGTTTTCTATCCTTTAGTGGTTGCATATAAACAACTAAAAGGTGTTATACTTGACATAAAGGAATTAATGAAGAAACTTTATAAACTGGTTCATACAATTATCAAAGAAGTTTTTTGGAAATTCTTGACTGAATTTTGGAAATTTATTAAGAAAGATCTTCTCGATTTTGTTGCCAACGTGGGAATGAAAATATTAAAAAATAAGTATAAACATTTTGTAAGAATTTTAACCGCAATAATTGACTTACTTAGAAAATTACTGACCGTTGGTTTTAAAAGTTGTTTAGAAATATTTTTAGCAATTATAGGAGCAATTAAAGGTGCTCTGAATTTACCGGGTGGTAAAATCAATGTACCTGGTTTTATATTAGGTTTTGCCGATATATTACCTGGTTATAGTGCGGATAGGGCATACATGAATTCAGCAGAAAGGGCATCCCAATTAGGACTTAATACGGGTACCATATACGGAGAACCTAACAAATATTTGTTGATGATGAAGTCAGTAATTGAGGGTATTTCCGAAGAGAGCGATACAAACTCATTTGTAAAAGTTAGTAATAAAAAAATAACCATTCCGACACCTGCGGGACCATTAACTATTCCTCCAGGAATTTTAAACAGTTCGGGTAAAGTATTCTAAGATGGAACCAAATAAAATTTTAGACATAGTAAACAATCCCGAAGTTAAAAATAACAAAGACTTGACTGAGTGTATGGAATTTCTAACTACCGAGTTTGAGAAAACTAAATCAAGTATTTTAGAATTGACTAAATATTTGGACGCGGTGGAGACATCATATAATAAAATTAACAAAGAGTTAGGTAATAGGTACGGTAAGAAATGAGTTATATTAAACTAGCCATAGTTGACGAAAATCAAGACCCGAAGGGTATTGGTAGAGTGAGGTTCAAAGTCATGGGCGAATCTAGTAGCACTAGGGAAAATGCTATTAAATATAATAAATGGGACAACAACGATCCTTTTGTGGCATTACCATTCCTACCAACTAATATAAATTTTGTTCCCGAGGTTGGTCAGACAGTAAAGATCATATACTACGATCCCGATAATGATCTCCTTAATAGAGAGTACATTGCAGGACCATTCACAACTATTCATGACTTTAATTCCCAAACCAACTCACAACAAGTGGAGAATACTTCCTATGGGGTTCTGGTCAAATCTTCTCCCGATATTTTTAGTGATGGACAATACAAGAAAAAGGAGTCTGTGGGTTCTATCGCAGAATTTAAAGATTATGCAATCTACGGACCATATGGGTCCGACATCTTATTTACGGAAAATGGAATAAATTTAAGAGGAGGTAAGTTTTTAGTTAAAGACACATTAAAAAAAGACGATATACAGTCATTTCCAATAATGTCCGAAAAAAGGGCAATACTTTCCCTAAAAAAATTCAGCACCAAAAAAGAAAATGTGGAGTTTAAAACCCCAGTAACTACAATACCAAGTAAAAAATTAAATTATATCATAGAGTATGATGTCGATGACGTGACCGATCCTTCAATACTTTTTTGGTATGTATATGAGGTAAAAAATGTTTATGGGGATACGTTTAATACCAGAGTGTTTACCTCCACCACTGCCCAAGATTTACTATCATATTCAAATTCAATCAAATTAATAAATTTAGATGGCACTAATGTAACCCCAACACATACTGAATCTGTTAGAAATTTTAAGGACGCATATACTACAATTAGAACAACCATAGATAAAATAAATAGAAAAGGTTTAAAAGTTTTAAATAGAAGATTACCTCGTCCTCTCTTACACCCTTTTTATTTTAGACCCGTAAGTACACTAACTGATAAGTCGTTTTTAAAAGAAGTAAAACCCACAACAAATCCAGGGTCTAACAATGGTTCAGGACTTTATTACAGTCCTACGGAAAATTATCCCAAACCTGTGACTAAAGAAATAATAGAAAATCAATTGGTAACAGTTGCTTCGAATATGGAACAGACTTTTGGGTCCCTAACATCTGACAAGATTTACTTTTTATCTAGTGATACTAATCAAGTTGCCGGAAAATCGGTACCCTTTAATAAGTTAAACAAATACGAATATACTCAGGAAGAACTACTTACTTTAATAGAACCCAATACTTACTCAACTGTAAGGGGTGAAAATTTAGTTAAAGCATTAATACTTCTATATAGAGTTATAAGGTCACACGCACACAATCCAGGTGAACCAATGCCTGATGGGACACCAAACCTCTCCGAATTACAGGAAGTTTTTAAAACAATCGAGAACGATCTTCTAAATAAATCGATTAGAATAAACTAATCAGATATTTATTAAAGAAAGATAAGTTAAGATGTCATATTTTCGTTCATATTTCGAGAAAAACAACACGATAATCAAGGGGTTGAAGGTTAATACCGCAAAAAACCCCTCGACCGAGATCTTCTATGGTTCGGGTTTTTCCAAATTTCTTTGTAAGATAGATTTAACTGATTTAAAATCAAGTATTGAAAACGGTACTTATGTTTTAAATTCAGATACAAAACACGTCCTTCACATGACTAACACCATTTTTGGGGATGAAATATTCTTAGGAGCAAAAAGGGGTAGTGGTAGAGAAAGAACAACATCATTCAAATTAGTTGTTTTTAAAATTCCACAATATTGGGATGAAGGTGTTGGTTTCGATTACGAAGATTCGGGTTACGATTATACAACCGGAAATAACACATTTGATGTGAGACCTTCGAACTGGTTTATGAGAACCACATTAGATTCATGGACCGCAGAAGGGGTATATTCAAATAATCCAATTATAATTGGGACACAAAATTTCGATAATGGTAATGAGGATTTGGAAGTTGATATAACATCCTACATTAACAGTATCTTGAATGGAGAAACTGATTATGGTATTGGTGTTGCATTTGACCCACTTTATCAAGATCTAACTTCAGAAGTTGATCAGTCGGTTGCTTTCTTCAGTAAGTACACCCAAACTTTTTTCGAACCATTTTTAGAAACAATATTTAATGATAGGATAGTTGACGACAGGGAAAATTTTATCGAAAAAACCAATCAGAACTTATTCTTATATGTCAACAAGGACACCAACTTCTTTGATTTAGATGACTTACCAACAGTGGACATCTTAGATTCCACTCAAACTCCAATTAGTGGTTTAACTGACCTATCAGTGGAAAAGGTGAGAAAAGGGGTGTATAGAGTAACTTTTGGTATTAACGGTTTGGTGTGTGACGGAAAAAGATTTTTCTATGATGTGTGGAAAGGTATAAACGTGGAGGGTACGACATTCCCCGATATTACACAAAAATTTGTCCCTAAACCTTACTCTTCAAAATTTACAATAGGTGAGAATCAGAAGGAGACTAATAAATATGTGGTCCAATTCTCGGGTATAAAACAAAACGAAAAAATTAAATCAGGAGAGACAAGAAAGATAACCGCAATTTTTAGGACAATTTCTAAGTCAACAAATGAAATATTTGATGAGGTATTCTACAGGATTTATATTAAAGAAGGTCACACAAATGTAAACGTATTCGATTGGACATACTTAGATGTAACAAATGAAAATAGTTTCATGTTAGATACGTCTATCCTTATACCAAGAGAATATTTTATCGAAATAAAGGGTATCAAACACAACGAAGAGTTTGATTATCCAAACGTCATAAAATTTGAGATTGTCTCGGAAAAATAAAATACTTATAGATATGGACTTGAAGGAAATTATAAAAAAACATTTATCCTCTTTAAAGGAAGAAAGAACAGAAAATTACATGTTCTTTAGTAATTTACAACAAATAAAGAGGCAGTGTGAAATGTTATTAGAGTTAGACCCAATGATCATAGAAGAAATTTTACAAAATGGTCATGATTGGGCGGACGATCACGTAACGGTGGCGAAAGAAAACATTGATCAAGTATTAGATTTCTTCATGAATGAAACCAAAGAAGCAATCAACGAAGAAAAGAAAAATAAGAACAAATTATGTTCTCGTGGCATATCCGCAGCAAAATCTAAGTTTGACGTTTACCCATCCGCATATGCCAATGGGTATGCGGTCCAAGTTTGTAAAGGAACCATGCCTGGTTTAGATGGTAAGAAGAGATGTTCAGGTTCTTATTGTAAAAAGAAAAAGTAATGAAAATAATAATCAACGAAGAAGATAAGAAATACATTGAGGAGTGTCTTGCCAATGGTGAGGTTCTCCAAGAAGATCTTGGCCGTTGGTTCAAAGAGAAATGGGTTGATGTATCTAGAAAAATAGATGGCAAACACCCTCCATGTGGTAGAAAGGATGCAGACGGAGATGGATCAAGAAAAGGTTATCCAAAATGTAGACCATCCAAAAAAGTATCTAAGAAAACCCCTAAAGTTGCGTCTTCATATGATAAAAAAGAAAAAAAATCAATGACATCGCAGAAAAGACGAGCGGAGAAAAAAGATCCAAAAACGGGTAAAGGAAATACCCCAACATTTACAAGATTTGATGAAGGTAGAGTTATAAATTTAGTATTGAACAATTTAGACGTTCAATCCCTACCAAAAGGATATCCAACACTTAAAAATATTACTGAATCCTCAATCACTCTAAGTGAGGGTATACAATACCACCTAAATAAGAAACTTCCTATCGTTGAGAACGTCTATAGGATCTATTCTGAGGAGTTTTTTAACTTATATAATGAAGTACGTCGATTACATGAAGAAAACGTCTTAGAAGTCACCGGAGTGGACTTAGATCTAATCCAAACTGATTTAGGTGTTACAGGTATGTATGAAGGTGTCGAAGTTTATTTAGATATACCTTTTGTGGAGGGTGAAGAAGAATATTTAGTTGAAGCTAAACATAGAGGTAGAAATGTCAAATTAAATAAACCGTTTAGAACACCGGGTGGACCTAAGAAATTTGCGGTCTATGTAAAGTCCCCAAGTGGTAATATCAAGAAAGTGACTTTTGGTGATCCCAACCTAAGAGTAAGAAATAACAATAAAGCCGCGGCCAAATCGTTTAGGGCGAGACACAATTGTAAAGATAAAAAAGACCGTACCAAGGCAGGATATTGGAGTTGTAACATTTCAAGATACAGAAAGGCGTTGGGTATCAAATCTTCGAATCCTTGGTAATATGAAACTATTAGACCTTTTAGAGGGTTGGAACGACCCCCCTGAATACGATGAACCATCTAGAGGTGGTTTTAGAGATGATTCTTTAGATGGGGTAAAACCTACCATGAAATTTATTGCGTACGATAAGTACGATTACAAATCCAAGGAGGGGTCAGATTATATATTAGTTATGGACCCCAACACAAACAAGGGATATGTTTTCCATAAAGATATGGTGCCAGATGAATACTACCAATCAGATTATTATTCATATTCTGATGAGGATGAAGATGGTCACTATAGTTATGATGAATTTGATGAGGATAATGCAGAATTAACCTCAGACAGTTACGAAGTTTTTGCCACAATAATGTTTAAAGAGGGTAACATAACTGATAGTTTTGATGAATATGAAAATGGTGATAAAATCTTACTGTTAAATAGGAAATCGTTAAAAGAGTTATCGGAATACGATAAGGACGGTCACAGGGCAATAATGAATATGATTATGTCACCGAAAAAATGAAAGACGAATTACCCTTTAGAGAAATTTTGAACTCCACACACAGTGTTAGGGTATTTTCCTCAGATTTAAAAGAAAGTGAATTAAAGTGGCATTTCGATAATGAAGATAGGGAGATCACATTTCTTCATGACACCGATTGGAAATTTCAAATGGACAATTCCCTCCCTATTGATATACACGAGGGCCTAACCATCTTTATACCTGAAGGAGAATATCATAGAATCTTAAAAGGTACGGGAGAATTAAAAGTTAAAGTTAGAAAACTTAATAAAACTCGACTTCTACCCCACACTCAGAAAACAAAATAAGAGATCTCTCTTGTTGTTCTAACCATTTATCTTTATTCTTAGTGGTACAGTTTTGTTTACATACCACTTTTTTTATGCCCGCTTGTATCAATCCACGAGCACAATCCATACATGGTAAACCCGAAGTTAAATAAACTGTGGATTCTTTTAACGATACCCCAATACGTGCGGCATTGTAAATTGCATTTCTTTCCGCATGTTCAAACCAAAAGTATTTCTCGGGTCTTTCTTGTCTTTCAGGTAATTCGTCATTTAAACCTCTAGGAAATGAATTATATCCTGTGGTCAATATTTCTTTGTCTTTTCCAACGATCACCGCACCTATCTGTGTATTAATATCTTTCGATTTCTCTTTTACTTGTTCGGCTATTCTAATAAAATATTCTGTCCAATTCATATCTAAAATATACGTAAAAAATAGGAATAAAAAAAGGGGGACAATGTCCCCCTTTAGTTGTGTAAAATGAATCTTTTAAGATTATCTTAAAGTATCCAAGCTGAATGTTTGTAAACCACTTACGTTGATTACACCGAAGTATCTGTTGTTGACCATCTTCTTAGCGTATCTGGTCATGATACCTTTGATTGGTGTAAAGTTGAATGGGTTATACATAGTAGGAGTCAACTGTAAAGGTACATATGGAGCGTAGATGTAACCAGCGTCCAATAAAGATTTACCTTTGTGACCTACTAAGATCTTACCTGCAGGGAAGTAAGGATCTCTATACACTTGATATCTACCAGCTAAAGTACCAACTTTCTCAATACCCATGTTGTATTGATCTTGCTCAGCACCTGCGTTAGATACGTGGAAGTACTCTAAGTCATCGAATACTGCAGAAACTTCTGAAGAAACAACGATCCAGTTAGCACCACCTCTAAGTGTAGTTTTATGGATTTGAGCCGATAATTGGTTAATCTTAGTGATCAACGTTTGGTTCCAATCCTTTTGAGTATAACCTTGTAAAGTAGCACCAGCGGTTCCACCGTACTTCCACTCATTGTAATCCCACTTCAAGTTCCAAGCGGCACCTTTTCTTAAGTCTCTTAAGATCTCTCTGTCAACCTCAGCAGCGATTTGCTCAGATAACAATGCAGTTAACTCAGCTTCAGCATCGATGTTGTGGAATGCAGATACGTCTTGAGCCAATTCAGGAGACCAGCTAGCTCTTAATTTTCTTTCAGTTACAGAAACAGTTACTGACTCTAACTCGAAAGAAACTTCACCGATAGCATCTTCAAACTCAAGTGAAGCGTACTGTCTGTAGGTTAAAGTAAGACCTGAAGGTGCTAAACCATTACCACCATCAGAGAAACCTGAAGATGCAGAATAGGTTTGTAAATCTACATTTAAATAGATAGAACCTTCTTCATCACAGATGTCTTGGAATTTACCAGTAAGACCTGTTGCTTTACTACCGTACTCAACGATACCTTTACCGTACTTCTGAGTTACGATGTTGAAAGGTAAAGATGTTGAACCTTGATTAACTTCTAAAGAAGCCAAGAACTCTTCTGAGTCCATTTCGTTACCATTAGGACCAACGATTTTACCTTGACCAAGTTTAGAGAAACCTGTGGCCTTTAAGATAACAGATGCAACGTCAGATGTTAAAGCTGCAGTTGAAGTTGTGATAGCTCCGTTATCGAAGGTTACAAACGAATCACCCACTAAGGATACTTCAGTAGAGTCTCCTTTAGAGTAATCGAATAAACCGTCAGATGCCGCATCACCCTCCTCATAGAATCTGTCATATAAGTTTCTACCAGAGTAACCTTTGTCAGCCAAGTCAGTGTTTGATGGCATTCCGTAAGGTGAGTTGTGTGTTCCGTTAGCGTTTCTGTCCTGAATTTTAGGTACAAAGTAGAACAATTTACCGATAGGTAAGTTCATTGCTTGTACAGATACGATGTCATTCGCTAACAATTTAGAGAATACTCTTCTGATGATTGGGAAAACAACTGTTTCGAAAGATCCTGATGAATCAGAAACTGCTGCCTCGTTGATCAAATAAGAAGCTTGGTTCTCATATAATTGTGCGATATTGTCTTTTTGATGACCTTCAAGTCCTTCTAAGAACCCGAGGTTATCCCACTTGTTGATGGTATCTTCTTTGATAACTCTAAGGTGCTTAAGACCGATGTTACCAACCATACCACTTTCTAATAATGCTCCCATTTTAATTAGGTATTAATTTTTTTTATTTTATTATTATTTTAATTTTGACATTAAATCTTTCATTCTCTTGAACTGAGGGCTTTCATACGCTTTTGTTTCAGAAAGTACCTCTTTAGATGAAGATGTAGTCGGGGTTGAAGAAATTCTATCAACTACAGACTCAGTAACAGTAGTCTTAGTGTTTAACTCACCACTAATGGTTTTGTATGTACTCTTAGATTCTGTTAATGACGTAACTGCGTCAAATCTCTTCAAAATGTTTAACTTCTCTTGACGAGTCGTAGTGTGTTCAGTGAACAATCTTGTAGCGTAAGCCAAGTTAGCGTTGAATACTGCTACTTCGTTAAGTTTGTCTTTAAATAATACTAACGCTTTCTTGTATTCTGCGTTTTGTTTCTTTAAAGTTTCAACTTCTTCGTTAATAGCACCAGCCGCGTATTTCTTCTTAGAATCAATACCCGCTCTGTCAGCACCACCTTTGTTTCCGTGTACGTTAGATTTTGTTCTTGCCGCTTCATCTACTTCCTCCTCATGAGAAGCATCCTCTTCAGAGACTTCTTCGGATTCCTCCTCTGATACCTCCTCAGAAACTTCTTCAGATTCGTCGTCATCACCTAAGTCGATTTCGTAGATAGTTTCATCACCTTCTGTAACTTCTTCTTCCATAGAGTCGCCACATTCTTGGCAGTCCTCTTCTTCGTTGTAGTCACCTTCGGCAATTTCACTTTCTTCGTCATCTAACTTGATAATGTATTCGTCGTCACCGTCTTCAAGCTCAACGTTATTTCCATCCTTCTTCACAACAATTCCGTCCTCAGGTTTCATAGATTTAAATACCTTAAGAACTTCTTCGTCAGAAGCGTCTGTCATATCTAGAACTTCGTCGTCATCTTCGTCAGAAGGTAGATCTGAATCTTCACCACCAAAGTCAAAATCCGCATCATCTGCAGATTCATCATCAGTAGCGTCTAATTCTTCGTCACCTCCTTCTAAATCAGGATCGACATCGTCCGCTGGCTCGTCGTTTATTGAAGCTTCATCGTCATTTCCTTCCTCCTCGTCGTCAAACTGTTCGGAGACTGGCATATCATGTTCGTCTTCTGTTGTAGGATTTACATCCTCTTCTTCCATCGATTCTTTTAGCACTTCGTTTAGTTCTTCCTTCATAGTTGAAGCAAGTATACCTTTTGCGTTTGCTTTTACTGCCTCTTCAAGATCTTGTACCTGAAGCAATGCTTGTTCTAAAATGGATTTTTTGCTCATTTTTTTATTTGGTTTTATTATAAATATCTATTATTTCAGAAAAATTAAGATTATGATATACTAATCACAGAAAAATTCTTTATCTATAAAGAAACTTATCTAAAGTTCCCATTAGTTTTTTCATCCTATTGTCAAGTATTGGTTCTTGTTCTTCTATTGACTCATCATATTTCTGTCTGTCTGATGGATCTGAGAATACATAAGCACCAGGTGTTGATGGTGAGGACACTAAGTCAAAACATACCAACTCAAAATCATCTTGTACAATATTCTGACCTTTTTCGGATTTAAGTGATCCCACACCTCTGGAAGATATTCCTAAAGTCACACCGTTCATTAATAACATTGCGGCTTGGTCTCCCTTTGTGGAAACAATCCCCATCTTTTTCCAACCTGGTGAAGTGAGTAGTTTAATTTTTCCCATTAACATCTTACCATCCCACCAAGTTTCAGTAATTGTGTGGGAAACTCTATCTAAATCGATAAGAGATGATGAGGGGTGGTTTAACTCATTTAGAGCAGAACCCTTATTGATAACGGTTTGGTATTTATCCATTTCTCTTTTAAGTATGGATTCGGGATAAATTCTACCGTTTTTATTTGGAGTATCGTATTTCTGTAAAACCGCATAAAGGATAATGTCTTCAGAGAAGTCAATACCTTTCATTTCTGAAATTACTTTTTTGTTTTCGTCAGGAGAGATAAAACCCGCATCGTACTCGATGAGAATTCCTTTACCCGTCTCTTTAGGACCTAATACCTTCATGTGTACCTATAGTTTTATTACTATAAATACATCGTAAACGAAGTTATTTTTTCTTTTTGTTAAAATTAAAGAGTCTTTCGTCATTTAGACAATCATCAACCACCATTTTCATCATGTTGTTAATGTCCATTTTAAGATTTTTGTCCTTTATATTGATTTGGTTATTCACATATAACGTTATCTCTAAATTCATAAAGGATCTTTTCTCTATCTTAATTCCGTTTGTCCTTACATCTAAATCGACGATAGATTCGGGTCTAAAAAGATCTGACCCTAAGTTGTAGATTAATTTTTTAATACAATTTCTTGATGATTTTATTATTGTATCAAAACTATCACAATCATTTTCTGGTTCTAACCATGAGTTAAAAGACAAATAAATTGTCTTTAAATTCTTATGATCTATTGTTCCGTATCCGATCTTTACGTTTTTGTAATCCTCTAATGGGATAAAACGACCTAATTTCATTTATTTTCATTCTTATTAACTTTTATGGTGTCTATAAAAGATAACTAAAAATATTTTCTAAATCAAATTTTTTTGATATATTTATGTATATAACACTAAAAACAAATATGCTAATAGTAAAAGTCTTCAACGGGAACATCGATCAAGCCCTTAAAAAATTAAAAACTAAAGTTAGGAATACGAAACAAGTCCAATTCCTTAGAGATCGTCAAGAATTCACTAAACCGTCAGTTTCCCGTAGACTTCAAAAAAAGAAGGCTCAGTACATTCAACAATTAAAAGACCAAGAACAGAAATAAAAAAAGGTGTCTAATGACACCTTTCGTTTTTTATGATAGACCTTCCAAAAGGTCCTGTAATCGGAACAAGTTATACTTGTTTACCTCCATCTTACTTATTTCTTTTTTCACACCATCGGCCTTATCCTTAAAAGATGAGTCCTCGGATATTAATTCTGTAAGTTTAGTTTCAATAGATTCGTGCAGAGTGGATGTCTCCTTTTCAATCTCATCATGACTTAAAGACAAAATGTGTTTAAGTTTAGATTTTTCTTCCTCACTTAATGTTTTGTCAAAACTAACGTTAAAGTTATTTACTAAAACCGAATTAAGTAAACTTTCATTAACTCCTTGATCAACTCTTAATTCATCCGTTGATTTAAAAGTTATTAGGTGTTCTACTAAGTTTTTCTTGGCGACGACCTTCGCAGAAATATTACCTAATCTGTCAGGACAAGAAAGAACGTCTAACCATTCGTATAGTTGGTTATCACTCTTTTGTACATCCTTTAGTGACTCGTTCAGCTCAAAAAGAGATGAACCCACTTCATTGTATCTATCCTTTAATACTTTAGACAATTCCTCCACATATAATTGTGCGGTTTCCTTATCATCAAAAGTCATTGTTTCTAAATCCTCATATAATGAATACATTTCCTTTAATGTACCATTTTTCATGATTGGTTTGAAATATTTGTTAAGTGAGTCTTTAAAATCTTTTTTACCATAAGACTCTGTCAACTTAACCAATATTTTATTTTTTACGTGTCCGAAAGTTGCCATAATTACTCTTGTATAATGTCTTTGAGTTTATTTTCTATTTCATAAATATTCTGTTGTGCCTTATGGACATCAAAAAGATCGTCAAAATCTTCAGAATCCTCACCCAACATACCTAATATTTTATTTTTCTTTGATTCACTTAGAGGTTCCTCACCACCCCCTCCTGAATCTCCAGGTATCGGTGGGGGTGCTCCTCCTCCACCTATGTCCATACCACCGGCACCACCGTCAGGTGATCCACCAGCATCGACCGCACGTCTCTCCTCTTCGGGGATACCGTACTTCTTATCAACCTCATCAAATACACCAGTCCTCTTAATAATGTTCTGTGTGATACCTAATTCAGCACCAAGAGCCCTCTCAAGTCTTTGTTGTTGTAGGTCAAGGATTACATCGTTATCACTCATACCAAGAATATTCTTTTTAGCCCATGTATGTGAAACGGGTTGAATACCGATTTGTGATTGATCTGATGTTGCGTCTTTGTATAAAGTAATCTTTTCTTTCCACTGTTCAATTCTAAGTAGGTCAGATTGTGCCGATGGATTAGTAAGAGATAATGTGAAGTTATTTAGTTCATCTTCTAAACCTAAAAGATATAAGTGAACTAATGCTATTTTATTTAATTCTTGGATAAGGGATTTTTGGATTCTATTAATAGTTCTCGCAAAACGAATATCCATTAATGCCAAACTCTTACCTTCACCCACAATTTCTTCAAAACCTAAGAACGCCTTAGGAATTCTAAGTGCTGCCAATAATTTCTTTTGAATGTACTCAATATCTGCAATTTCACCTAAGTTCTGTGCTCCTGGTAATGTTTCGATCGGACTAGTTTGAGATGGGTCCCTTACAGGAATAAAGTAATCTTGATCTACCGCCATTTGGTTGTATCTCATATCTACTTGTCCATTCCTTTGATCTACGATCTGATCTCTCTTAAACTTGTTTGCCACACGTTGTACGTACGCTTCGATGTCCTTGTCATCCATGTTACCCACGAATACTTTAAACACCCTTCTTTCAGGTGCTCTCGAAGTTCTGTAGATTAACATCGCATCTTCCGCAAGAAGTAATTGTTTCCAAATACGTCTTACTTTATCTAACATAGACGTACCATAAGGAAGTTTTCTATCATCACCCAATAATCTAAAGTGGGCGACCTCCCATGCTTGGAATTCCATGTCTTTATTCTTCCACGTAAATCTTAACTCCCTACTTGGCATTTTCACACCTGCTGCGGGTTCCGATTTATGTACCTGAGATGCGGCACCTTCATGTCTTTCGATCTCTATGTTAGGTAATTGTTGACACCCAATAACACCCTTACTAGGGTCTATTTTTAAATAGACAAAGTCATCACCATACTTAGCCAAACCTCTACACCACATCTGAAGATTGGTGTTAATATCCAATACATTATAGAATAGATCTTCTAATATGTTTTTCACTCTTTTTGATTCGGAGTATATTGTCAAAATCTGACCTTTTTCTGAGAGTGTTGTTGACTCTTCTGAATAGATATCTAAAGACGCTGATATTTCGGGAGTAAACTCCATAGATTCATAATCATAGTATGCGGCCAACCTATTTGGTTCATAATAAACAGATTGGTTATAAAGTGATTGATCTAATTTTGTCCACTTATCGGCAATGTATTGTGATTGTTGTCTTTGTAGTAATTCTTTCTCGTAATCTTCCTTACTATCTGTCTTTAACAGTTTATCTCTATCAAATTTATACTGCGGAGGTGTAGATGGTTGATCAGTTTGATAACCGAACACCTTCGTTAATCTTTGATATACTGTTAGATTTTGTTTTGCCATACTAATAAATATTAAACTTTATAATATACGAATTTTTTTTGACATTTAAAACTGTTTAGTCCTTTTACCAAATAACCACGAATGTTCTTGGTACGCCTCTTTTGGTATTGCATTACCCATTTGGGGTGGGTAATGACGATTATCAGTTGCCATTGACCCAATTGCATCGAAAGCGGTCCCGTGGGAATAAAATGATTTACTAGTCTCATAAGTCCTTTCGGACAATAACCATGAATCTAACATCGCCTTATTGGTACTGTCACTTCTTTGTAATTGTGTGAAGGAAATATCTGCAACATACATAGCAATAGCCATGGCCATAATGGCGTCATCGTGAGCCCCCTTCATATGATCGGGTCTACCATTTACATAAACAAACGTATTTAATTCGTTCAATAAACGAGAAGACCTAACACCAAAACCATGTCTCAAACGTTCCTCAAATGCTGCAACAATTTGGGCTCTCTTATTATTAAAATTAATACCTGGTATTTTATCTTGTCCTTTCTTGTTATAGTCCCATATATTCATAGAATTAACCCCATCAATATAAAGGTCTTTATATCCCATTTCTTGTAGTTTCCTCGATGTGGCAATACCCATACCACCAGTTATATCAATTACTACGAACGCTTTATAAAGTGTCGCCCACTTGTATACAACACCCGCCAAGTCGTCTGGGGGTATCTTACCAATGTATTCAGCGACCTGTTCGTTTTCATCAAAATCAATAACACATATTGATGAGGCATCGGCACTATCGCCTCTGGAAACATCAACACCCATAATATATCTATGACCCTCAACAGGTTCTTTCCATAACCAGAAAGTACCTTGCATGTATTTTTCAATCGGTTCTTTAATCTCATTCTTACTTATTCTCTCTTGTATTGAATTGGGAATCACCCCATCTCCTGATCCAAGGAAATCACATTCTAATTCTTGTGCGATTTTCCTCTTATCATATTTAAATTTCTTAGCCATATTCTCAAACCAATGAGAGTATGGTTTATATCCCTGTTCGAGTAACTCTGTGTAACGTTCCCAACCTTCGTTTAATGTGATCTCATCGTCATTATACATCTCTCTATTCAACATATAATGAATGATATCTTCAACCTTTAACCATTTTAAATCAGATGCGTAACGAGGGTCTTTAAACCATCTTAAATCAGTTACTTTAAAATCATTCATCCCTCTTAAAGCCTGATCATAAACACCATAATAAATTGGGTCATAACCGTTCGGGGTAGAGATCAAAATAACCTTACCACCCGTAGATAAGGATGCCATACACGCAGCCCAAAAATCTTCTCCCGCTTCAATGTATGCGGCTTCGTCAAATACGAGTACTGTTGGCGTAAAACCACGAAGTGCGTCTGCCGATGTTGCCACCGCCTTTACTTCGGACCCATTATTCATTCTAAACCTACTCTCCGAGTTCTTATCGGGGGAAAAACCAACATTCATCCATTCGGGCCATTGGTCCAAAAAATGACGAATCTTATTTGCCATTTCAATAGCGGTATCTCTTTTGTTCGCAATGATTAGAATCCTTTCAGGTTCTGTTGGACTTGCGGTTTGTATTTTCTTGGATAACCAAGCCGCAGTTACTGTTGACACACCCGCCTGTCTGTACTTACGGGTAATGTTTTCATTATAGTTATCATAATCAAGAATTAGTTGTTCTTGGTCAGGGAATAACTCTAACGGTACATACTTCTTTTGGGTGTTATCGTATGTTTGAAGATATGTCTTTAAGGCGTATGGAGTATCCTTCATGATCTTCGCATATTCCTTAAGTTGTATTAATTTGTTCTTATCCATATCCTATAAATACAAAAAAAGTGGTCGATTATGACCACTTTAGATTTTATACGGTTGGTCCGTCATCGTCATCATCAGGTGAGAGTCCGATTCCCAATGAACCAAGGAACCCACTCAAACCATCGTCCTCATCCCCAAACTCCCGATTGTATTGATCTTCTTCATAGTCTTCGGTTTTAAGGTCTTCGATAATTTGATTAACCATTCTGTTTATGATATTCTTTCCTAATTCAGATCCTTTTAATATTTCTTTTGAAACTTTAAAAAACTCTTCAGTGTCTAACGCCGAAAAACGTGAGAATAAGTAATTCTGTATGTGTTTTAGATCGTCATCCTCTAATTTGTCAGGATATGATGATCTGAACTTCTCCCAAATAACAGGACCTAATCTTAAATCCCATATCTCAGCAGGAAGTGTATCGGCTTTACCCATAACCATCTCAGCTGATTTAGGGTCGTCAGGTAACCCTTGAGTTCCCATAACTTCCATTACACCTTTAATAATCTCATGTATTAACGCAGGAAAGAAAATTGCCCTTGCTCTAATCGTTGGTGGGTCTGTTTCAGTATCCACCTCCTCTTTACCGGCAAAACTTCCACCTTCCATTCCTTGTTGAATTGTACCCTCAGGTAAAACCCAATACATTAAATCATTAACAGACATTAAAATACCATATTGAGTTACGATATTTGGATTTCTCTCATTCAACTCGTTAGCAACCAATTCAAACATGTAATGTCCTTTCTTAGATGCTCCTTGTATTAATGCGTTTATAAATCTTCTTTTCGCAGTTTCTTGATCGAACTTTTCAAAGGCGTCGATAAAATCTTCCAAGTCCTCCTGAGCCTCTTCAGAATTAACCCCAAATTGTTGTTCAATTTCTTCTTCACTAGGGTCTTGGGACTGTTGTTGGAAACCCTCAGGATCAATTCCACCCATACCCACTAATTTTGCATCAAATTGTAGCGCCCCTTCGGGTAATGCCATCTCTTTTTTGACCAATTCAACGGCAAGGTTCTCCAAATATTCTTTGTTCTGTGATTCAAATTGAAACACATTTGATAACATTCTTTGCATTGTCCCAATTAATTGCATGAATGTGTTTTGGTTAGTTACGTTACCTTCTTGTCCTGTGTACCTTTTTACTTTGGCAATAACATCCTGAAATCTTTTAGATGCCAATAGTTCTTCCCAATTAGAGGGTAGTCCGTCAGGTTCCTCCTCAGGAAATGCGGGGTTATCTTTAAAAGGGGTTTCTTTGTTTGCCAATTTATCCTCAATATCAGGACTAATTCTTTCAGGGTTATCCCCATAATCCATCGGCATTTCTTTTAAACCCTTAATAGTTTCTAAAAGTTCTTTCTTACTGATCATTCTGCCACCTGTTTTAAGTCAAGTCCTAAAGCACTAAACGTAAGTTCTTTTGGAAGTTCAGCTTTAGGTTTAGGTGTGTGTTTTGGTTGAAAAGGGTTTTCTCTTGAGGGTTTACCAGGTCTTGTTGTTGGTTTTTCTCTCACAGGGGCATCAGTATCGGGTTTAGATGGTGATGGTTGTTGTTCATCAACGGCAAACATATTTTTTGCCGCTGAAAGATTATCAACACTGTCTGATAATGACCCTATCATTTCATAGATATCTTTTTTAGTGGTGATTTCGGGGTGATAGTTAGAAGTAACCAAATTATCCACCCATTCATTAATCTCCTTGTTTTCTTTCTTTTTCTTTTTAGAGATAGCAATTGCCGCCTGTTGTTGGGGAGAAGATGCCTCGTTAGTCTCTTCTTCCTCTGAAACCTTAACTATATCGTCAGGACCAACCTTATCTTTTATTGTATCTACTTTTTCTGCAGAAACCTCAAAGGTGGCTTCAGACAATAATCTATGAGACAAATCGATAATTTGTTTATCAGTTAATTTTGATAAAAATTTTTCACTTAAACCTTCCTTTAAAAGATTTTGTATAATTTGTTTTCTTCTCATAACCCCGTATTAAAATTTAATTCCTCTTTTATTAGATGGAATCCTCTAGATTCTATTTTTTTCTTCACACTTTCAATCTTATCCCCAAAAGAAAAAGTAAGTCTTTCGAACTCACTTTCTATATCGTATTTCTCCCACCCTAATGAGATGACACCATCGACAGCATCAATAATTCCAAAATAGTCAGACTTTTGAACCAAGTCTAAATCTATATCGGAATTTTTTAATACCCCCACATATGAAATGTACTCTAAATCGGGAGAAAGTGACTCGGGATATGTCGATGCGGGTATGTGATACCATTCCTCTATATCAAATTCTGTTTGATCACTGAAAATGAACTCATATTGTTTCTGACCCTTATAATCAGACCCAATCTCATTGATATAGATAAGTCTCATATTACTTAAAGTATTTACTCAAAGTTGACTCAACATGTTTGTTGATTTCACTTTTGAGATCCTCTAAGTCTATTTCAACCTCCTCGTCATCAGATTCCTCAGAAATATCTTCTTCAATACCTAAGTCGTTAAATTGGTCTAAATCGATTTTTTCTTCGACCTGACCCTCCTCTTCAACAGGTGTGTCAACAAAACTTTCTAGTTTAGCCATTATTTCATCGATTTCCTCACTTGATTCTGGTTCTTCTGCGGGTACATCATCATATGATGGTTCTACAAAATCGTCCTCCTCAGGTTCAAATCTTTCTGCTATCTCTTCTTTATCCTCATCGTCTAAAGCATCTAAGTCAACTGCGGAAAGAACCATGTTAATAACATATTTTATGTCATCACTCATCATTTTTTCCTTAACATCTCTAAGTGCTTGTCCTAATTTACCCGAGAATTTTTGTACCTCATCCATGTAATCAGATCTCTTCCCATTTTCCTCACCACCATTTTCTTCTCCACCCATATCTTCTACGTCCGAAGGAATGTCTGAAATACCACCATCAGCAGGGGGTAAATCACCTACAGGAGCCTCAGGTGCAGGTGCCGGTGCGGGTTCCGCCGCAACTGGTGCTGCGGGAACATTCTCAACAGGCTCCGTAGAAGCTGAAGATTTTTTTAAAATATATTTTTTGGCCTCATTTAAAGAGTTCTCCTCTCCACTAATAAGTTCCAATCTTTTTAATGCTTCAGCATAAGATGAAAACTTATTTTTATTTTTCATGAAGATTCCACCAATATAATCTAATGAACTTTCATTAAGTCCCTTTTTTACATAGTATCCGTCTTTTTCTCTAACAATACCATATGTACCGTTAGTAGACTCTTTAATGAATTCAACGTTGGCAGTTGATACAGTTTCAGTGATGACTTTTTTAGGTGATCTACCATAGTTGGCAATCTCCATTATTCTTTTTAGTTTATCATCACCTTGTAGTTTCTCACTACCTAATGGTTTAAGATCTGACATATTACAATTATTTGTTAATAACTTATTCTTACTCTATAAATACAACAATATCAAGAAAAATATTTCGTTTACTGTTGTGCTATGGATAATTTCTTATCCTTATTTTTACTTTGGATATCCATTAAGGTGGCAATGTAACCGTTACGTCTAAGAAGTTTAAACGCCAAATTCTCATAGGAATACTCCCCACCGGTGTCTAAACCACACTGTCTAAATTTCTTTAAGGACTGTTTTATATTTAAAATATCTTTCTCAACGTCATCCCCGCTCTTAAATTTATCCTGAACGTCGTCTATCAATTGTTCAAATTTATCTGCTTTTTTAATTATAAGTTCTTTATCAATTGATGGGTTAGTTTTTTCAGGGGTTATTATCCACTTATCGTTTAATATAGAATATATGCCTGATGCGAGGTGCTTTTCATCTACGTCTTGAACGTAAATCTCACAATCAAAACCCTTTATTTTTATCTCATGTTGTTTATTCCACAAACTTCTCTTTGAATCGAAGAAGTTTTTTATGATAGTTTCTAAACCAACCGATGTTTTATTACCTATTTCATCAAAGTCAACCATAATATGTAAATCAACATCTGAATAATTTGACCAATTATAATTGGCTAAAGATCCTGTTAATATGATATCATGAATAAAGAAGTCAACGTCGACGAAATCCATAAATTCCTCAGTTATTTCTAAAAGTCTATCTCTGATCTCTTTATGCATAGAAAATTCACCACCCTCCTCAACAAATATGTCGGAGCATAGTGAATCTTTAGTTTCAAAAGATTTAACAATCTCTTGGTTATTACCTATTTCCTCGATTAGTTCATCAACAATCTGACTATTTCTCATTTCAGTTTTTTGTACTCGTGGGTTTTCGCAATTTGTAAATTGAAAAACCTTCCTTGGGATTCCGCCATCCTAAGTTTTGTGAACTTTTCCCACGGAACCTTATAATACTCATAAACACCCCCACTATTAAAAGTGACCTGTAATGTTTCGTCTTCAGTATTATAAGACGCAGACTTCAAATTCGATGATTGAATCTCGACAAGTATCTCCTTACCGTTGATTTTTTCTGATGTAACCGCCATATTTTTTAATTTTAATTAAAATATAATAAATTTCATCGACAAAATCAAGTCAGTCTGATGTAACTAATAAATATCCCGTAAAAAACAATTCCCCCGATTGGGGGAATTGGATTAGTTGATTGAAATACTTCTTTGAGTATTTTTCTTTTTTAGTTTTGGAATATTAATTGTCAGTATCCCATTCTCAAGTTTGGCTTCGACCTTTTTATTATCTAAATCGTCACCCATAGTGTATGATCTTCGGAACGACCCCACAAATTTATTCTTCTTCCCTTCATCGGGCGAATACTCAATCCTCAACACTCTGTCCTCAGCAAGAATTGAAACATCCTCCTTTGTTAAACCTGGAACAATAAACTCTAAGGTAATACCCTCATCATTAACAGACTTATGTACGTGTACATGACCTTTCCATAAATTTTCATCTTCAGCATCGAAAACCAAATCTAATAAGTTAGTAAAAAACGGATCGTTTTTAAGTAAAGTAATCATATTATTTTTTTTTAAGATTTATTATTATAAACCACCTATTTCAAATCAGGTGCCAATGAAAAAAAATTAGAATATTATGACATTTTTTCATATATTAGTTAAAATAAAAAATAATATTATGACATTTTGACATCTATTGACTCTTAGTTCAATTTTTGTTATCTTTATAAAAGTTAAAACAAGATACATATGTCCGTGGATTTTTTTGAAGGTGGGTCACCATCACAACAGAGAAAAAGTAAGAGAGGGTCTAATACACCAGTACTCGATAACTTCTCAAGGGATCTCACTCGATTGGCGAGTGAGGGGTTGATAGATCCTATCATAGGTAGGGGTAAGGAGGTTATGAGAATAGCCCAAATACTATCAAGGAAAAAGAAAAATAACGTTGTCATCGTTGGTGACGCGGGTGTGGGTAAATCTGCGTTAGTAGAAAAGTTAGCCCTACTAATTACAAACGGTAACTGTCCCACCAATCTACTGGATAAACGAATAATGTCCTTAGACCTCACATCTTTAGTTGCAGGTACAAAGTATAGGGGACAGTTTGAAGAGAGAATTAAAGCTATCTTAAATGAACTACAGGAAGCCCCAAACGTAATTGTCTTTATAGACGAAATTCACACTATGGTTGGTGCGGGTAATGCGTCGGGGTCTATGGATGCTGCGAATATTTTAAAACCCGCATTGGCTCGAGGAGAAATTCAATGTATTGGTGCCACAACATTTGATGAATTCAAAAAGAACATTGAAAAAGATGGTGCGTTGGTAAGGAGATTTCAAAAAATTATACTTAACGAACCCACTGTGGATGAAACAATTGATATTCTTTACAACTTAAAACCTTCATATGAGGAGTTTCACAGGGTTTCTTATAATTCTAATGTTATCGAAACTATCGTATCCCTTAGTAAAAGATATATTACTGATAAACAGTTTCCCGATAAGGCGATTGACGTTTTGGATGAATTAGGTTCTGAGAAAAAAATAAATGTGAAGATTCCCGACTCTATTGAGAAGTTAAAAAAGGAATCGGAGAAAATCAAAACAAGAAAATTAGAGGTCGTAAAAAGTCAAGACTATGAACAGGCGGCACAACTCAGAGATGAAGAAAAGAAGGTCCTCAAAAAGTTGGAGTCAGAAAAGAAAAAATGGAACGACGAACAACAAGTAAACAGAAAAGAGATTAGTGTTGAGGATGTTTATAATCTCATTACCTCCATGACGGGAGTACCAATCTCAAAATTGGACACCAAAGAAAGTAAATCTTTATTATCGTTAGAAAAAACCATCTCTAAAAATGTTATTGGTCAAGACGATGCGGTTTCTAAAATCTCAAAATCAATAAGAAGAAACAGAGTCGGTGTTAAAAACGCAAATAAACCCATTGGGTCATTCATGTTTTTAGGATCTACCGGTGTTGGTAAAACACACTTAGCCAAAACATTAGCTAAAACACTTTTTGGGGATCCTGAAAAAATTATTAGGGTCGATATGAGTGAGTTTATGGAAAAACATAATGTTTCTCGTTTGATTGGGTCTCCTCCCGGGTACGTTGGATACGACGAAGGTGGTCAATTGACGGAGAAGATAAAAAACAATCCATTCTCCGTTGTTTTATTTGATGAAATTGAAAAGGCACATAAGGATGTCTTTAACATTCTACTACAGATTTTGGATGAAGGTCACTTAACCGATTCTTTTGGTAGGAAAGTTAATTTCACAAACACTCTGATTATTATGACATCAAATATTGGTGCTAAGAAAGTATCTGATTTTGGTGGTGGTGTCGGGTTCACAAACGATAATAACCAAGAAAAAGTAAGAGATTCAATTATAAAGAAGTCTTTGAAGCAACAATTCTCACCAGAATTCTTAAATAGGGTAGATGATATAATCGTCTTCAACAAGTTAGATGATAAATCTCTAAGAAAAATCGTACAGATTGAACTACAGTCTTTAATTAATAGGTTAAACGAGAATTCTTATAAAATAACTTTTGACAAAACCGTTTATGACGAAATTTTGAAACTTAATTCTGAGGAAGAGTATGGTGCCCGACCAATCAAAAGAATTATTCAAAATCTATGTGAAGATTTTATAAGTGATGAAATTTTGATGGGTAATATTGTAGAAAATGTGGAGATCTTGTTAAAAATAAAAGAGGGGAATTTGGAAATTTCCAAAAATCTTCCCCTCATTTAACTAAAATCTGAACTTTTTTAAAAAAAATATATATTTATACATCGAAGGTTCTCTTTGCCGATTACCTTTTCGTTTTTTCTCGTTAAAGCATTGGGGTTGAACCCAATGTAGACCTAAAACCCCAGCATCCTTGTTGGGGTTTATTTTTTATAGACTCACTAACATATCCATCAACTCTTGTTGAGGGAACATGTCAACCTTATCTTTTCTTGTATTAGTATGGGTCCAAAGACCTTTAACTTTACCATAATAAGCGTCGTCATTAAACTCGAAAGCGTCCGCCCCGTTTTTCTTAACTAATGCGGGTAACCCAGCTCTTACATCGATACCGTCTCTTTCCGCAATCCAAAGAATCCACTTATGTAAAACCTCAATCTGTTTATCAGAATATCTGTGCCAATCAGTATGACCTCTAAATGGTTTTGACAATTTAACAATTTGGGATTCATCTACGGTTGATCCCGCGTAGGTCTTTCCGTTAACAACGTATCCAAAATTACAAACTTCGATACCTACAGAGTTTTTATGCATCGTCTGTGATCCGTTCTTACCTAAATGCCACGCATAGTTTCCTTTAGGAAATGCTTGTACTAATATACCATCATACTGATCATCGTTACCCTTTACAGATTGTCCACCTAAAACAAATTCTGTGGCAATTTGACCACTTTTATCCGCATCCCACGATTTAATTGTGTTATACGGGTTATGCCAACCCGCGGTGTGATGTAAGAATAACCATTCGGGTTTAATTGGACCCTTCAAATACTCGTCTTTTGGCATGAAATACTCAATCACTTCAATACCATTAGGGGATGTGTATGTTTTTTTAGTGTACAAACCTGAAGAAGCTTCAGGAATAGATTCACTAATAGATCTATCCGTGTCTAACAATCCCATCTTCCCTAATGTTGCATTACCAACAATTCCATCGGCAGTTAATCCGTTTGCTGATTGCCATTTTTTTACTGCCGCTTCTGTACCAGGTCCAAAGACACCATCTGCGGTAACCCCAACAACTTCCTGAACATCTTTTACGAGTTCTCCTTTTGATCCTACTTTTAATAACATGATTTTTTTCTTTATTCTTCTGTTGAATCCTTCTTACCGAAAACTTTACCTACTTCAGCAATACCAAAAGATCCAAGTGTTATTACCACAAATGAATTGTAAATAAACTCGTTAATAACGAGGTCTTTACCAAAATAACCTGTGGTCAAATCCGCAACTGCGAATAATACCATTACTGCGAATGATGCAAAACCCACAATAGATTTTTCATTGTAATCATTCTTGTCTTTAAAAATGTCTTTAAATGCCATGTCTCTCTTTTTTACTTTTTATTAGACTTTTTAAGGTCTTAACTATAAATAGTTCTTAAAATCAAGATAAACTCTGTTGATTAATCTAAATTTTTTTTGTATTATTTATATAGTATGGTGAAAAGAATTAAGTGGTTCTTAATAATTAAAACTATACCGATATGGTTTCGAATTAAAAAACCGAGACTATGGAACATATTGTAAGCCTCAGTAACTCAGTTGGCCAGAGTAGCTGATTTGTAATCAGCCTGTCGGGGGTTCGAATCCCTCCTGAGGCTCAAACACAGTTTGTAGTGTGATGAAACGGCAGACATACCCTCCTGTCTCGGGGGTGAGGAACATCTGACAAACGTAGGATAATGGGTTGACCACAATATGTACAATGTCCTATGGCTAAAGACCTCGTGAGTGGTTCGAATCCCTCCACTACAGCGTGAAAGATATTACTATCGTTCTTTGACATAATTAAAACTAAAAATTAAAAACATGGAAAATTTAGAATTTATTTTAGGTGCGCTCAGTATGATCGGTTTACTCGGATTGGGGTATGCTGTTATGGGTGTGTTTAAGGTTAAGCAACGTTCCGATGGTTTCGAGGAAGCTATCAATGGAATATTCAGAAATTTGGATGAAAACCAAAGAGAACTTCACCTACGTATAGATGGTGAAATAAGTAGAACAGATGGCCTACATAATGAAACTATGAGATATACGGATCAAATGTATAAGAATCATGAAGACAACATGAACGACATATACCGTTATATTGACAGTAGGTTTGATAAATTTGAGAATCGATTGGTGAAAATCGATAAAGATGGGTGTGAACCCGTAAAAAAATCTAAACAATTATTAACTGATTAATAAGTAGTTACAGAACGATAGTATAATCCCCCTCAGAAATGTGGGGGATTTTTTTTATCCCTATTGATTTTAAAGAATATTGCCTGTATATTTGAAGTGTTCTTTGACATATGGGAAAAGTATTGCCACCTTGGTGAAATAGGTAGACACGAGGGACTTAAAATCCCTTGGGCAGTGATGTCCGTGCCGGTTCGATTCCGGCAGGTGGTACTGAGAGACCTTCAAAAGGGCCCTTCCGTCTAATTTCGTTTCACAACGGGCGGCTTGTTGGGCCCGGGTCTCTTTTTTATGGCCCTGTAGCTCAGTGGATAGAGCAACTGCCTTCTAAGCAGTCGGTCGAACGTTCGAGTCGTTCCAGGGTCACTTAGCATGCCATGTAAGTCGTTTGGAGAGTTGGCAGAGTGGTCGATTGCGGTAGTCTTGAAAACTATTGAACTGAAAGGTTCCGGGAGTTCGAATCTCTCACTCTCCGCAAAAGTTTCTTTGTTCTTTGGGAAAAACAAAGTGGAGCTAATGTGGCAAACAATCAGGTCGCACATTGGTATGTGTAGGTATCGGTACTCCACAGGACAACACGGTGTACAACGTGGGAAGTCAAAATGACAAGCCAGTCCGACCGAAAGTGGATGTGGGTTCGAATCCCACCCTGATTGCTGATTCGGTGTGGTAGTTCAGCTGGTTAGAATACTTGACTGTCACTCAAGTGGTCGCGGGTTCGAGTCCCGTCCATACCGCAAATGGATAATGGTCACCATCAAAAGAATCCATGATAAATTGATTAAACAAAATAGTGAAATGAAAAAATTATTTTTTCTGTTATTCGCTACCGCTACTTTAATCGCTTGTAACAACAGTAACAATCAAGATCAAACTTCTGAAGAAGTGGTTGTTGATTCCGTATCTGTTGAAGAAGTGGTTGTTGATTCGGTATCGACGGATTCCGTGGCGGAATAATCAAACGGGTTGAGTAGCTCAGTGGTAGAGCAATCCCGCAAACACGGGACGTGACGTGATAGGTTCGATTCCTACCTCAACCTAATAGGGAAGTAGCGCAGGTGGTAGCGCACTTGGTTTGGGACCAAGGGGTCGCAGGTTCGAATCCTGTCTTCCCTACAGATTGGGATGTATCTCCTCAAGCTTATACCTTGTAGAAAGAGTAAGTGGTTACATATGGGTTCAAGTCCCGTCATCCCAACATATCAATTCTCCATTAGCTCAGTCGGTTAGAGCGGTTGACTGTTAATCAATAGGTCCGAGGTTCAAGTCCTCGATGGAGAGCGAAGACGGTAATTAGACGAAAATGAAATTCCTGCTGTGAGGTCGACTTAATCAGCATATTCAGAAGTAGAAATGGGGGTCGCAAACCCCCGCCGTTTTTTTATTGGACTTATAGCTCAGTCGGTTAGAGCAGTTGACTCATAATCAATTGGTCGGGGGTTCGAGTCCCTCTAGGTCCACAATAATTTAAAATAATAAAAATATGAATGGTCAAAGTCTTTCAAAAAATAGATGGAACTAAAGTAGAGATAGTAAAACACACTTTAGAGGTTTTAGAATTGTGTCCATACACTGTAATTCACGTTGGTTGTGACTCCCAAAACTCGGCTTTGATCACAAAATATTCTATTGTTATCGCATATAGGTATGGAAGTAGAGGCGTCCATTACATATATAAAAATTTTAGTGTAGATAGGATAAATGATAAATTTACACGACTATTAAAAGAATCTGAATATTCAATAGAAATTGCTCAATGGATATCAGAAAAAATAAAGGTGGAAATACAAATTGACTTAGATTATAATTCTAATGATAAGTATTATTCCAATAAACTTATCCCTATGGCGAAAGGTTGGGCTAATTCGTTAGGTTTTAAGGTTAATGTGAAACCTAACGAACAAATTGCTAGTAGGGCGGCGGACTACCAATGTCGATAATTATTTTTTAACATACTAAATTGTTACATATTTATTAATATGTCACTATTAGATAAAAAATTGATAATAGATAAAATTTTAAAACTTAAGTTTGAAAAACAAACTCAAGAAATAAAACGACAAATACAAAAATTACAACAAGAGTTAGACAATATTGGTGATGGGTTTAACAAGTAGTGACTTATTAGAGGAGTTGATGTATGAAGCACATTCTTTGGGTGTTGCTGACCAATTAAGGGATATGGTTTCCAAAAGTGAAATCAAACCTCGTCCCACCGCTTATGATATGTTACCTGTTTATGAGGAGGCATTTAAACATATTAAAAAAAGTCTTGACAAATCCACCCAATAGTTTTATCATTAAGGGTATATCCCTTAATTTATGAATACAATTACCGTTGTATGTTCTACTCGAAAAATTGACGACACATACGTTAATCATATTAAGAAATTTTTTTCTCATCCCAAGAATCAATACATTTTTATTGAGAATGATGGGACTAAGTCCCTCACTCAGGTTTATAATGAGGGATTAGATCAATCCGATAATGATATTGTTGTTTTTATCCACGACGACCTGGAATTAGAAACTAAAAACCTTACCCCTAAAATCATTAAATTATTTGATAAAAATCCCGAATATGGGATTATAGGTTTGGCCGGTACGGATAATTTAATTTCAGGACAATGGTGGCAAGATAGGGACTCTATGCAGGGGCAAGTTGGTCATATTCACGATGGTAAAAAATATATCTCTAAGTACTCTAATTCCTTCGAAGATAAAATTAAGGAGGTTGTAGTAATCGACGGTTTGTTTATGATGATCCATAAAAAGAGAATAAAGAAAAACTTTGATACCCAATTTGACGGATTTCACTTCTACGACTTACCCATATGTTTATTAAATCACTTAGAGGGAGTTAAAGTGGGTATCACAACTAAAATAAAACTTTACCATAAATCAATAGGTGAAGTGGATAAAAAATGGGCAAAGAGTAAATTATTCTTTGAGGCGTTGTACGAAAAACACCTACCCATAAAGGTTTGACAAAAACCATAATTTTTCGTATATTTATATATAAAACATTTTATTATGAACAAAATTATTTCATTTTTTAAAAGACTCTTTGGAGTAAAGGAAACCGTCGCTGTTAAACCGGCACCTGTTTCAAGACCTAAGCCCGCAAACAGAACCCCAAAACCATCAGGTACAGGGTTACCCAAAAGTGCGGAAATTAAATCTGATATTGAATTGTCAGAATCTCCAAAACCAAAGAAGAAGAGATACTACAATAACAAACCAAAACAAGGTGGTTCTTCAGGTAATGGAAGACAACCTTATAACACTAAGTAATTAGTACGGGGGTGACATGGCATTGATTGGCGTAGTCAGTCATACGGGGCACGTAGTGAGATGTTTCCTATCACTTTAATCTATGGTGACGTTTTTTTAGACGGCAACGTTTATTCACAAATGGAATTAATGGGTCTCGTATCTGTTGATTCTAAAGTAGCAGTAGCCTAAGGTTATTCCTACGACGGGTCGGTGGACATGTACCTTGGAACAGAAGTCTTATAGTGTGATACCACTTGGAGTGTCAAAGGTCTCGTTCAGAGTACTACCTTATTAAAAGTGAACTCGACACAGTTGTTGGTAACAATGTCAAAATAGGAACCAAATATTTTGGAAGGTATGAAAAACCTTAACCTAAACGTGTAGTCCTTTATGGTTGGGACGAACAAGACGCGGGTTCGAACCCCGCCACCTCCACCAAAAGGGATCTTCGGATCCCTTTTTTCTATTTATATGATATGAAACCACCTGTAGTTGTAGTTTATAAAACAATATATCGAAAGAAGGAAAAACTAAACCTGAAAGTTTTTCACGACATCTTAGTCGATGATGTCATTGATATGGGGAAGAGGAAACCTCTAATACCAAACGATGCGGAAATTTTAGAAATCGGAGTGGGATCCTCTTTTGAAGAACGATATAAGAAAAAATATAAAATAGAAGAGTCATTAGTGGAGGAAAGTTTGAAGGATAAGGCGATTAAAGAACTTCAAAAAGTCGTAAACGAACAAAGAGGTCAATGACCCCTTTGCCGAGATAAGTAACACCTCCTTTTCGTTATTTTCGTTTATCAACCGAGTACCGACCAAAGTACTGATCTCATACTAATAAATATCTCATAAACAAAAAATGACCCTCACTTGGAGGGTCATTTAACATATATTTTTAAAATTTTTAAATTGAATTTGTCAGTGCTCCCCTCACATTGAAACTACACACTTTACTAGCAATAATCTCACCGATTTGAGATGATTTTTCAAATTCAAATACCATATTTCTAAGTAAGTTTTGTGCCATACTGTTATTTTCGGCACCACCCATAACATAGGTACCAATACCTTCGAGGATCGCATCGGCAATTTGATCACCGTACTGTTGACAAGCATTACCACCTCTGAACAATGCGATTATTGCTCTTATATCTAAATCAGCAAACATCGCCGCCATAGCGTCGGCCAGGGCTCCCTCAAAACCTAAAAATCCTAAACCTTTTCTGATAAACCACTCTCTCATTTGTGAAAACACTCCAGATCCTGCTTTAGAACCCAAGTTACCCAAAGAAAGAGAGGTGTCACCTCCCCCATCCGAAGATTTGTCATTACCCAGTCCAAATGTTTTTGTTAACCAACCAGTAATGCTCTCGTCCAATGACCCTTCTATCTCCTCTTCAGATTTACCCTCATCTGATAATGCCATGAGTGCATCAAGTACACCATCTAATTTTTCATCATCAGAAGTTTCTTCATTTTCAATGATAAGACGTAGAGATCTGTTTATTTCATATCTCTCATTTAATGTCTTTTTAACTATACTTTCAATATTATTGACCATCATAAGTTTGTGCTTTTAAATTATCTAATCTGTCTTGAGCTCTATCGATTCTTCTACCCGCTCTTTCGTTAGAACGTGCGGTACGTCTAATCTCTCTTCTGGATTTATTATCTAATGTTCTATCAGCCACCCATACATATTTTGAGAATACTACTTCACCTTGGTCATTGGCCTTTTCCTTATCTTTTAAGAAAACATAACCTCTACCTGACATTACTCTATTAATTGCATATAACTGATTCTCGGTTAACTCAACTTCACCTTTAAGAACGTATTTACCACTTCTAAAGTCTAAATAGTCTTCCATTATATCGTTGATTACTTTACCGTCGACTGTCATCTTTTTGATGTTTTCCAATCTTTCAGCACCGAACTTATCAATCATTGCCCTTGTATCCAATACAGGTACCTCAACTGTTTGAGTGGTGTCATCAGTAGTTGACCCCGAAACGGTAGCTGTATCACCTGTGGTCGTTCCTGAAGTTGTGGTTGTATCTCCAGTTGTCACAATAGTATTATTATCATCACACCTCTTCATGAAGTTGTCAAACATTACTTTAGTGATGATAGTATCGTTAGAGTCCCCATCAGCGAACATTTCCATATCTAAAAGATCTTTGTGTGTCTTTTTACCGTAGTAACCATCTACTTTGAGGACTGATCCTGTTTTATTTAAACATGTCTGTAATTCTTTAATTTTGTCACTAATACAACCCAAATCAAATGGGAAATCTCCACATGGTTTGAATTTGATGTTTGAATTATCTATAATGGCTCCTCCTCCGCCTCCACCACCATTATCCGCGGAATCCCATGTGATGGTAAGATGTGAAAGTCCTGTGTTTGGATTTCCGTCTCCCTGTGAAGTATCTGCATTATCAGAATCGCCCGATTGTTGTTGACCCCCACCTGAGTTTGATGATCTCAAAATATTTAAGAAATCTTCTTTCGCCTCAATTGCCTCGAAGTCTAAATTGGTCAATTCATTAACATGTTGTTCTAAGGACATACCAACTACTTTGGGGTAGTTTATCTTAAGGATCTCGATAGCATCTCTTCCTTTATAGGTTTTACCAACAACCCCTCTTAACGCATTAAGAGCATCCATCATATCGGTACTGTCAGACTCAAAGAAATCACCACTAAGTTGATCGTCTAATTCGTCAATTACTGCACTCAACTGAGCTGCGGATAATTCTCCACCACCCTCTGACTGCTGTTCGCTTAGTAATCCATCTTGATTACATGACCACGTTCCTGTATTACCGTTAGCGGATTTAATAGTATGGTCTGAATAGAAAATAACGTGTCCACCAGTTTCCACACCACCTAATTCGGCGATACTGTATTTCAAACCTACTTCATCACCTGCCTCAACAATCTCAGCGCCATCATCATCCTGTAAAGGTTTTAAAATACAATTTACCCAATCGTCCATTTTTCTTAATTCGTCGTCGGTTGGAATTGTGTCAGACCCCCCAATTAATTTTTTCCATAAATCGTATAACATAATTCCGCCAATACCAAATACCGCCAACCAAGTCATTAATTTTATAAAACCATAACTTCTATAACCTTTTCTAGCAACATTAACCACCTTGGTCGCACCTTTAATTAAGGTCTTTCCTGGTGATTTTGCCGCGTTTTTAATTCTTTGCCATGTTGATATCGGAGGTACCGATCCTGCTCCTCCAGGTTTTGGTGTCCCACCTTTACCTGAAGATGCGCCTGTTTTACCTGTAGATGCACCTGTTTTACCCGTCGTACCTGTTACGTTTTTAATGCTGTTTTGGAATTTATTACTCTTTTTACATGCCGCAACAATCTCCTTCGCCGCGTCCTCAGTATAACCTTTACCCGATGCCATCAACTCCTTAACTGTTGGATTTTTTCCTCTAGAGGCCCATGCTTTTATGAATCCGGGTTGTTCTACCCACTGAGTGGCAACTTGTCTAATTTGTATGGAACTAACTCCTTTTGTTTTTAGTAAACCAACGGCTAAATCCCCAGCACCTTTCGCTGAAAGTGTTCCTTTAGACATCTGTACAACTAAATCATCAAGATTCTTCACTCCAGTTATGGTTCTTGATTTAAAAACGGCTTTAATGTCTTTCGCTAAAACAGAATCGACCGCCTTTAATCCGTCATGGGTTAAAACCGATAAATTCTTCGTAGAGTTTTTAAATAAGTTTTTTAGGAGACTGGCCTGTTCCATCTGATCTGATGGTACTTTATTCTCCAATATGATATCTAATAATTTCATTGTCTTTTTTTATATAAATATTTTATTCCTATTAAAATTCATTTTGATCGATTTCGGCGTTACTGAAATCAACACCGCTAACATCTAAGTTGTTAACATTAGCATCATCGGCCGAGGTTTCGCCCCCACCAAATAATTTTTCGGCACCGTAAGTTACGGTAGTGGCAAGTGCCGCCGCCTTTCCTCCTCTCTTAGCAAATTCACCAGCGGTTTTAACTGTTTGTACACCACCCTTAGCAACTTTCGCATTCTGTACTCCTTTTAGGTTGGATCTACCTAAAACTTTACCACACCACTCTTGTAGTTTTCCAATGAACTTTCCTAAACCACCCATAATATTACCTATGAATCTTCCACCGGCACCCCACTTAGAAGAAACAGTTTTTTGGATAGATTTCATTTTAGATGCACCACTTTTGGATGCTTCATATATCTTTTTTATAAAACTCTTCATTCGTGGACTTTTAGCCACTTTGGCTGCCATTTGAGTTGGTTTTAAAGCTTTAAACGGACTGAAGAATGCTCTTGCCCCCTTAGCAGCGACACCGGCACTCACCAAACCTAAAATATCAAAACCAAGTTCTAATATTTTATACCACATAGGATTATTCGCATCCTCGGCCGGATAGTCATTATTGATTAACTGATAAACATCCAATGCGGTGATTAACCCCCACACCACTATTTGAGCGGTTTTACCGATACCCGTAGCAACCAAGATTGCATCCACAATAATACCTAACGTACTATATGCTGCACTCTTAAGTTTTCTAAGTATCCAAAGTACACCCTTACCCAATAAACTAAGTATTTCAGACCAATCACCTTTAGATATTGCGATACCAATTTTTTTAACTCCTTCCCATGAATCTTTGGCGAATTGGGCAATTCCTTTACCTGCATCAACAACTTTATCCGCGACCCATCCCCCAACATCTTTAATTCCGTTCCACACACTACCGAAAAAATCCGCTTCAATCAGATAATCTCTAATTGCGTGTAAATTTCCAACACCCTCTAAAATAGGTAATGATTCCCAACCTTCTTGTATTTGTTTATAATCGGAATTATCAATATTGACGTTTTTAAAAATTGTTTTAAAATTATCAATCGAGTCCCAAATATTACCTAAGGTAGTTTGTTCTTTTATATCAAAGACTTCGTCATGTAAAACAAAATATCTCTCATCAACAGTTAAATGACACTCAAATACATAGTTTCTCTTTGGTTGATTAACGATTTTGGGTATCATACCCGTTGCATAACCATTGTAATTAACTAATTGATTATGTCTCTCTAGTATTAAACTTCTTTGTACTACCATTTTTACGATTTTTTCCATAAGGGATTAGCGGGACCCCTACTAACCTTAGATCCTACGATAGTTTCCCATTTAGTCAAACCTATTTGGTTTGCCGGTCCATCACGACCAACCCTATCAGACATTTTGGGGATTCCGGTGTCAGTTGGGGTATCCCCACCTGATTCTTGTTCCCTCATTTCCGATTGTCTTCTAAGTACGGATATTAACTGTTTTTCGGATACCATTATTTTCATAATATATAAATATCCAAAATAATTTTTGAATTTTGTATGGATATCAAAAAAATACCTATATTTGTATTATGAAAAGGAATATTAGTGGAATTTTAATCATTCTTGTTAGTTTCGTGTTTACCTCTTGTGCGTGTTATCACTGTCCCAGAGTATACAAGAACAGAGTTGGTATACCTAAGTCTGTCGCAGTACCTTACTATAAGAACACAAAACAAAACAAATACGGACCAAATAACCCATACTACGGGGAACCCAAGAAAAAAAAGAAACGTAAAAAGAATAAAAGATGAAATGCGTTATCTGTAGTAAACCAATAGAAGGTTACTCAAATAAAAAAACGTGTGGACCGAACTGTAGGAAAAAACTACACATTAGAAATCAAATGTTAAAAATGAATGATTTCATATGTGAGCAAACCTTTAAACTTTAGAATATGAAAAAGTCACTTTTTGTTTTACTTATACTTCTTCACTCTCTTTTTAGTTGTGAAGTATATGAACAACCCAGTAACCCCCAATTAAATCTTAATGGTAGGTGGGATGTCGTTGACATTAATGTGGTGATAGATAAGGTTAATTACGATAGTGATGTTGTGGTACTTGACCACGATAGAGCTGCGGTTAGTAATTTCATTGTTACAGGGGTTACCCCTAACAATGAACTCATTCTTTCCCAAGATTTTGAGAATACTGTGATTAATAGGAGATTCGATATCACCACAACTAAGTGGGAATTCGACTATAACATGTTACTAATTACCGATGATCTTTCTAATGAACAGATGTATGTTTGGTTTCCTTGTATATATTGTACAGAGTCGACTGTCATAGAAACCGATTACGAAGGTTCTAAGACAAGATACACGTTTAGTTTGGATACCTATGGGGCAATGCCTTCTAACGTTCTTACACTAACCTCCCAAGTGTTTTACACGAACATTATGGTGGGAGGTAACCAATACGATAAAGCCATAGAGTCCCATTTAGAGATTAAACTACATCGATTTTAACATGAAACTAAGTCCCTACATTTATCCCGGTATTGATCCGAACTTAAGAATACGCAGTAGAATGTCCAAAAAACTACCCATATCTCCATTAGATATTTTAAGGATTGTTTGTGAAGAATCTGACGTTACTATAAATGAGATTACCTCTAAACAACGATTTAGTCGAATTGTAGATTCGAGACAAATATTCTCTTATATAATGAGATACAAATTTGGGTATACATACTCCCAAACAGGAAGTATATTAGACAGAGACCACGCCACGATAATACATTCGTGTAAAGTTCATCAGGATAAGTTTAAATTTGATCGGGGGTACGAAGAACTAACTCTAAGGATTTACGATGAGATTAATAGAGTGATTAATAAAAATCACTCGTCATAAATTGTTGAATCCTCCTTGGAAAACAATTTAATGAACTGACCCGCTTTAGCATTCGCCTCGTCTTCTATTTCACCACCAATGTCCGGTGGCTTGGGTCCATCCAATTTTCCGTCTTCCCATTGTTTGTGGTGAACCATTTCATGGGCAATACTTCTCATCACATCAACTATGTGACGATTTTTTGCATTCACCTTGATGATTTTTTCAGGGTTTGAGTAGTTGTAATGTGCCGTTGTCTTAAGATCGCCCCTACCATTTAATAGTTTAATGGTGGGGGTTTTTTTAAGTCCCAATTCGTTCTTTACGAACTTAACGAACTCCACAATTTTACTCTGTTTATTCTTATCTAAAAAACTCATACACATAAATATCCCACAAAAGGATAATTGTTGCGACCCCATTTACTATATGACCCAATATTTATATATAAATTAATATGTTATGGAATATAAAGTATACGACACCCCCGAAGATATGTTTAACGACCCTAAGTTTAAAGAATTAAAATGGTATCGTAGGTTTTGGATAAGATTAGTCGTTGCCTTTTTTCAAACAATTTCAATGATCTAATAAAAAAAAACTATGAAAAAATGGACTTCAATACGAGCGGTATACCTCTTAATGTCATTGGTATTGCTCACAGGATTATTATTAAATGAATGGTGGATCGTAGTATTCGTTATTGTTATGTTGAATATCGGGGTGTGGACTAAGTTCTGCCCATCAAAATGGGTATTCGAAAAATTAGGTTTAGGTAAATCAGAACTGTAATGGTTAGGTCATTAAGCATATCAAAAGCCGCGGGAATGTGTTTAATAGTTGCTGCGACCATCATGATTACCTTTTTTGTATTTAAAACTTTAGTTGTTTTTAGATACATCCACCACTCAACATTTACTCACTACTTTGAATGGTTATCGGTAATTGCCTTTATGCCCCCATTTTTTTATGTTGTAAAAGACTTCTTAAAGATAACAAAACAAAAAGAAGAAAATATTAATATCCAATTAGATGCGATAGACACGGCAAACTTAGTGGTTAAACTAGATATGTCAGGTAAACTTATATCTGCGAATAAAAACTTTTGTAATTCTATTGGTTATCTTGAGTCCGAATTAATTGGGCAACACCATAGTAAATTAGTTAGTGAAAAATATAAAAATAGTATAGAGTATATTGAATTTTGGGATCAATTAAAAAGTGGTATTAACGTAAGTGGTGAATTTGAAAGAGTAGGTAAGGACGGAAAAAGTGTTTGGTTGTTTGGTAATTATACTCCTATAAAAAACAAAGAAGGAGTTTATGACGCAGTTTTAAAAATAGCCACAGATGTTACACAACAACACGAGGCTGAGATGAAAGTCCAACAAAAATCGGTTTATTTAGAACACGCGTCGAAGATCATTCGGCATGACATGCACTCAGGAATCAACACATACATACCTAGAGGTATAACTTCACTAAAAAGAAGATTAACCGAAGAACAGATTTTATCTTTAAAGATTGGGTCCCCATTAAAACTAATAGAAGATGGATTGTCACACGCAAGAAAGGTTTATGCGGGGGTGTACGAGTTTACAAATTTAGTAAAACAGAATGCCCAAATGTCAAAATCTAATTGTAATGTAAAGAACATACTTTCTGAATATTTGAAATTAACCGCATACTCTAATCAAGTACATTTAGATAATAATTTACCTGAATCTATAGAGGTGAACGAAGCCCTTTTTTGTACCGCCATTGATAATTTAATTAGAAATGGACTTAAGTATAACGATTCATCAACAAAGTGGGTAAAAATTTATTTAGTTGTTAGTGAAGAAGGGAATAAAGAGATAATTATAGAAGATAATGGTAGGGGACTCACCAATGAAGAGTTCATCTATCTATCCAAACCATATACTAGAAGACAAAACCAAAAAGAGGAGGGTACGGGATTAGGTTTAAATATCTGTATCGAAATCTTGAAGGAACATGGTTTTAGTGTTGAGGCGGAAAAAACTGAAAATGGAACTAAAATAAAAATAAAAATAAATTAAAAAAAACCATGATAGATACACTAATGTTAATTGATGATGAGAATCTATTTCATTTAGTATTTGAAGATGCATGTTCTTTATTGGACATGGCATTATCAATTGAGGCAATCGATTCCTCTGATGAGGCCGATAAATTATTTAAAAAGTGGTTTCCAGACGACCCGAACCACGAGCGTCCCGAATGTGTATTTGTTGACTTAAACATCATTGGCTCTACCTTCGACGGTATTGAGATGATACGAAAAATAAACACCGAGTATGGTAATGGTTGTGTTATTGGAATCATATCTTCTTCACAAGATGAATTAGAAATTGTTAAAGCTAAAGAGGTAGGTGCTCAATTTTGGATTATAAAATCAGACGATATCGAACCTCGTTTAGAAGAATTTAAAAAAGATTATGATGGGTACAAAAACAAAACCGCACCATTCAAGATCTACAAATAATTAACTAATGAAATTATCCAAATCAGATAGGGATTCACTTATTAAATTATCTAAAGAAAAGAAAGTATTTCTAGAAGGTAATATTATAAAATTAATTGTCCCCGATGATGACGATGCCGATTTTAAAGAATACATAGACCAATGTAAAAAACGTGATAACGAATCTCGCAGAAAGAGATTAGAAATCACTAAACAAGTACAAAGTCAAAATAACGAATTGGTTATCTTAAATAAAGAGAATAAGAGAATCAATGAAGAATTAAAAGAATCGTTACACACAACTGAATTAGCCAGAAAAAATGCGGAAATCTTAAGGGATGAGGCTGAAAAACTAAGAGACGGAGCGTTAGAAGATTTAGACAGCTTACAAAAACGAACCCAATTTGAATTAATGGGTAAAATAGTTAAAGTCGCCCTTTATGTTATTATAGGGGTTGGACTATTAACCACATGTTTATTTTGGTACACCCTGATTACTGGTAAGGAATCCGCAATTGTGGAATCAACGTGGTCCAACTTGTTTGGTATCTTATTAACCAACTCATTTAGTATTATCGGCACAATAATGGGTGTCAAGTACGCAACTAAGGGAGAGTAAGTTAGAATAGTTCCTCTTCGGGTAAATCGTTTTCCCTATAGTATTCTACCAACAATTCAATAATAAAATCTTCTTCTAAATCTAACAGATCTTCTTCATCTATTATTATTGGGGTATAGTAAAGTATATCTTCTAAGGTTAGAGAAACTGTTCTATAAAAATCACTTTCGGGATCGGTGGTGAAACGAACATCTAATTTTTGTTCGTCTTCGTCATAATAAAAATCAATTATTTCCATAATATTATAGTGTGAACAACTATAATTATAGGAATTTATACAAAAGTTTATGCCAATTCGTCGTGAACGTTTGCGGGGTTAATGTTTTTACCGTTTCGCAAAACTTCATAGTGTAAGTGAGCCCCCATAGAATTACCTTTAAATGGGTCATTTGATGCACCACCCGACCAACCAATAAGCTGACCTTTAACCACCGAATCCCCCTCTTTTACCGACCATTTTTTAAGGTGACAGTATTTTGTTTGGTATTCCCCGTGGTTTATTTTGACAAATCCCCCACACCCATTCGGTGTTGTATCTTTAGCGGCCTCCACAGTCCCATTAGCAACACTATAAACTTCAGTTCCTGATTTAGCACTTAAATCTACACCACCATGATTCTTACTAGCACCCCCACCGATACTCCTCGGACCATAAGGACTATTCACTTTAGTATCAACTAAAGGAAGCATGTCTATTTGTTTAAAACTCTCGGGAGATGCGGACTCAGGGTCGAAGTTTGGGTTTATCTGACCATTATCGAGAAGATCAAGAAATGTTTCTTTGTCTTCATCGGACATAGGGGCATCGGCGTCTGTAGATAAAAATGCGATCTTATCTAATAGTTTACCAAATGCGTCGACAGATGAAATATCCTCTTCCTTGATGATATTTATTAATTGAGACTCTGTCAGTTTAATTTTCATATTAATAAATATACAATCAAAACATAAATTTGTATATTATAGTATGATAAACTGGAAGAAAATAAAAATCGTTTACCCTCAAGCATACCAAAGGTTTGTTGAGGTAATGTTTCCATATGTGGGTGTGATTGGACTTTCCACACTATATCTGTTTGAGTCGAAGAAACTTTACTATTTCTTCGATAAAGAAAAGGTATATTTGACAGTAGAGAGGTTCGGACCTAATCAATGGCTTTACATTATCACATTAGGTGATGGGAGGGTTATATGTCCACAACAATCGTCAAGAAATAGTAGGGAGGAGATCGAATTAGACGGTTTTATGGAATGTTTTAGAGTCTTAAATAACCAAATGACTATAGAACTAAAAGACGGTGTTAAAAATTAATTTTCTTTTACAAACAACAAGAATATTAAATATAGGTAATTACGACGAAGATGAGTTAGAGATGATCTATAATTTCATAACAAGCGTTGACAATGTCATTTTAAATTATTATAATGAATCAAAGACAATTCTTACATATGGTTCTGATTTAGAGTTGTATGTTGAGATAGTTGATGAATTGATTAAGATATATGAAGAAAGAGAACAATATGAAAATTGTTCTTTACTTATAGATAAAAAACAACAATCAATAAAAATTTTAAATAGATAAATTATGTCAGTATTTGGAATGTCCGACGAAGAAAAGAAGAAAATTCTTGAGAAACATAAGGAAGCAACCAAAACCCATTATGTAAAAGTAGGGGAAACAAAAAAAGGTCTCCAATCCCCAAAAAAAGGAAAACCCTCCAAGTAAGAGGGTTTTTTTTATTTAACGAAGTAATAACCGTCTAAATACAATCTATCTAATTGGGTTTCATGAAAGACCTTTAATGCGTCTTTATATGATGATAAAATTGGTTTACGATCAACATTAAATGAGGTGTTAACCAATACACCAACTCCCGTCTTCTCTTTAAATTGAGTTAGTATTTCATATATAAGTGGATTCTGATCTTTAGTCACTGTTTGTACTCTTGCAGTTCCATCTACGTGAGTAATTGCGGGTAGACGATCCCTCCACTCACTCTTCACCATAGGACAGAAATTCATCCACCTACTCTCACCTTCCCACTCAAAATATTCTGACACATCCTCCACCCTAACAATCGGGGCAAAAGGTCTAAACCACTCCCTATGTTTTACTTTATGGTTTAAAGTATCTTTCATGTCTAAAGGTATCGGTGAACAAAGTATACTCCTATTACCTAAAGCCCTCGGACCATGCTCTGAATTACCCTGTATAAGTCCCAATATCCTTTGATTAATTAAGTCCTGTACAATCGCATCAACATTTACCTTTCTAGCATTGTAAGTGTTAACATACTCCATTAAGAGTGATCGATCTAAAACCCCCACACCTTTGTATGTAATATCAATGGTTTTCGTGGGTTTAACTAAATTACATAATGTACCAACGGTCAATCCACAGTCACTTGAATTAGGTGCCACGAAAACGTCTAAATGTGGGTATCTCTCCTTAACCCTCGTATTAAGTGTGATGTTTAATGCACACCCACCCGTCAAAACTATAGGTAGGTTATATTGTTTTACCCACGTATCCACAGAATCAAAAAATATTGTTTCAAATACGTGTTGTGCGGTTCTAGCTAAATCATATTGTATTTGTCCTGACAATTTATTCTCTTTTGAGAATGTCACACCCATTTGGTTAGACAATTTTAAGAGTCTTGATTCTAAGTCGTGCCAATAAGGAACATGTTTAAACAATTCAGTTATATAATCGACCCATTCATATCTAATATTACCATAAGATTGTAGACCTAATACTTTACCCGCGGCCGTTAGTTCATCATAATTCTTAATATCCTCACAAACGGACCCAATAACGTGGTAATGACTCCCTAAATCGATACCGAAACTCGTAACTGTTTTTAATTCTTCACCTTTTATACCATGGTAAAGATTAAACCACCCATCATTGGATCCCCCATCAAATGAAATAATTAGTGATTCGTGATGTGGTGATTGGTAGAAACTAGATGCCGCGTGTGCGGGGTGATGTCGGTCATCAACCAAATACTCATTGGCCGGTATTTGATCTCTCCACTCTTGCGGAACCTCCGCAAACCCCTGACTAATAATAAATTTATCATATTTGGTAAATCCATGTGTGAGTCTTAGGTACTCATAAACTTCACCTAAAATAACATCCTGAACGTGAATAGGTTTAAAAAAACAATGACTTGCGTTTTTTAAATTTATAAATCTCTCTAATTCTATTACTGTTACTATATCCCCATCTAACTCTACCGCTACCGATGCGTTATGATGACTATGTAATGCTATGTTTGGTAAACCCATTAATTTTTCTTTATAAAATGATAATCAGCATCTGCGTGACTCGACAATGAGAACTTAGGGGTGACTAATTCAAATCCCATGGATTCAATCAATGGGATTGACTCATGAGATAGGTTAGCCCCTATATTGTACTCAACGTGTTGTAGTTCTACGATTAGATGCTTCACATACTTAAGTATGTCAGTAGATCCTTTTAAGATGTCTATTTCACAACCCTGAACATCAATTTTTAATAGATCTGGGTAGGGAAAGTTCCTTCTCTTTAAAACACTATCCAACGTCTTTGTTTTTCTTTTGAATTGATTAGAAGGATTATTGAATAACACATTGGCCATACTGCTATGTTCAGGGTTTTCCATATAATAAGAATTACCACCGGGATATGTTACGTTTTTAAAAAATGTCACCTCTTTATCATCGACATCACTAAACACACCAATCTCATACTGATGAGTACCTTCCATAAAAATGTCTTCAGATTCTTCCATTGCCTCAAACAAGAAGTATTGGGCTTGTGGCCAAACCTCCTTTGCGATCGTGTTCCAATGATTCACACACGCACCCACATCATAAATTACAGATGGTTGGAATCCGTATTCGTCTCTTATACGTATAAGGTAATCTTGGTGTGTTTGGGCAATTGGTCTATCTTTTGAGATATCCTTAAGTCTTGGATAAGAATCGATGAAAAATCTCTTCAATTCAAAATGATTAAGGAATTTAGGACTACCGTGGTTCCAACCATTATCATGTACGAAAACAGGGGATGTTTGATTCTTCTTAGAGATTAATCTACCATTTTCTAAAACATATTCATCATGAGATCTAGAAAAGGTGTTAACAACAAAATTATTGGTATAATCTAATTTAATCTTTGGTTCTACCCCCATGTTATAATAATACGTGAAAACACCCTGATCATTATTAAAAGTTTTTATGTCTTTAGACATCACATTCTCAACCATACTATCCAACATCTCAACGTACTTTTCTTTTTTCGCGATAATCATTCCAGAATTTAGAAACTTCCTGTTTTCGGTATCGTAAATGTTGTAATCTTTATAATCGGGCCAAGTCTGCTTAGCTTCTAATGTTGGCCATTGGTTCTTCTCATGACCAACAATAATGTTTTTATCTAAATCGTATTGATTTACTAAGTCGTCAACATGAGTTAAACAAACAACATCATTCGCATCACAGAAAATGATATAATCGGCCTCTATGTCCCTGACAATGTCTCTCCACAAGAATATTTTATAGAGTAAGTATTCACTCTCCCTACCATACTTATTTGCGAAAAGTGATTCTTCCTGCCAATAGTGACCCCTATTAAAGTGATGATGGAATACCTCCTTAAATGGGTTAAATTTCTTAAACGATTTGTACAGGGTGGTCTTTTTTATATCATAAGTTTCTTGATGTGACCACGTAACTGTTACTATTTTTATATTCATTACTCTAAAATGTTAAAGTATTCTCTCCAAGTACATTTTATTAATTGGTACTTACTTTTATCCTTAACATATGTAAGGTCGAATATTTTTTCATCACTACCAATAAAACCATTTGAAATACATTCATCAACGGTTTTATGGAATTCTGTGTGAAGATTATCAATTGAATCTTTCGGGGCCCCGAATGCAGTGCCCTGTATGTATCTTATTTGGGACATCGCATGAAACTCCGCATTGTCGATAGAAAAATCCGCGGAATGACTAAAGAAGGTAACCTTAGATACGTCTAATCCGTTTAACTTATCGATATCGGGCCATTTTTTTCCTTGATAGTTCGAGATATCCTCTCTTAGTCCACCCGCATCGGCCCATATGACATAGTCACAGTCAAAAAACGAAAGGTCTTTCGTTTTTTTCATAAAGTCCATCTTATTAAACATTATTATATTATAAAGTGGTTTTGTCATTTCGGGAACATGACCATGATGAACCTTTTGTTTGAACTCCTCAGACCCCATTAAAGAAGTTAATCGATCATTATATCTTTTATATGAATCTAAATTTTCTAAGGGTTCGTTTACTATTATTGTATTATCAAAAGATGGGTCAAACTCCCTTCTATAATCTGTAATCGTTGATAAAAACTTTTCTTCAGTAAAGATTACAAACTTAGCATCTAAGGATAAGGTGTTTTTCATCCACCATAGATAGGTGTTGTAGGATAAATTAAAGTGGTCCCAATTATCTCTACCGATATCGTATAGGGCCATTACGATTACTGGTTTTTTTATTATAGCCATTCCCATGTAAATTTAGAACCCTTATGATAAAGGGTACAAACATTATTTTCTTTAAAGAAATTGTTGAATTCGTCCATCATTGATGATACTTTATATCCGTCACATGCTAACGATGTTGGTACAAACCCTTCTGAGTAACCATAATAACCTTCTCTATGTAAATCCATTAAATGTTCCATTGCCGCTTTTGAAAATCTTACAATTGGAAAGAAGGAACCGATGTGTACTTCGTTTGATTTAAAGTTATCGCCAGGTCCAGGACAATGACCTAACCAATGACCCTTAGACCCTCCCATTCTTCTATTAATGACAGAGATGTTTGGATACTCTTCATAGTCCTCTTTTTTGAATGCTTGTATGACCATAAAATCATCGTCATTATCTGAGTAATTGGATAATAGTTCCCTTAAACTACCATCAAATTGTACATCATCATCAAAAAACCAATAATAATCAAATTGTGGGTTTTTCAAATAGAAGGTTAACATTCTAAAATGTGCGTAAAAGTATTTGGGGTTTTGATGTGACCCCCAAAAATGGTATGTACTAATCTCTTTGTTGAAACCATTATCTTCAAAGTCCTTATCATTGTAGATACATACATTTGGTCCACCATACTTTTCGGATACGTAATCCTCACTATATCCATGGTGATCATCAAATAATAAATAAAAGTTAGGAAAGTTCTCATGGTGAAAACTTCTAATTGTCTTATTACCATCACCCTCAAAAGTTCGATGATAAGAACAAATCACTACCGCGGTACTGTTTAAACTATCTATGGACATCTTTTTCGAATTCTATATCGTATTTTGCGTTTATCGAGTGGTGCCACTCAGGTACCCTATTAAACTGGTGAGCAATTCTAAATGGTGTTCCTGTTGAGGTACAAACCGTACCATTAACCAACTGAGGTACTCCGTATTTTAGGTTATTTCTAAATCCCCACTTATCAAAAAATTCTGTAGGACCTGAAACAGCACTGTGTTGTACCCAACCCTCATCTAATGTGAATAATTTAAAATTAGGTACTTCACCCATAGAAATCATCACATTAAACGCTGCCTGATCTTTAATATTGTGATCATTGGAACCTTCCTCACATAACGTAAACATTCTTTCATATAAGTTTACTAAAGAATCTCTCTTACCCCCAATTACACCGGAGTTGGCAATTTCCTTACCAATACAATAATCCCTATACTGAGGAAAAATTTTACCAATATTATCCATATTCCATGGTTCCTGATTTATGTCAACACCCTCACCACCAGCAAAAACATCAAATGTGGTTAAATCCATTAATTCAAAGGGGTCTCCTTGAAAGACAACATCAAAGACATCCGTTATGACAAATAGATCGATGTCTGTACTCTTTAGGAATTCTAAAGTATGTTCAAGTCTTTTATGGTTGAAGAACCACTCATCCTCAATTACAACTAAATTAGATATGATACCTAATTCCTCACATACTTTAATGTCGTCCTCAGTTCCGTTAGCTAGTAGAAGTATTACCTCACCATCACTTACCTGTTTGAAACTTTTGGACCATAATTTTACTTTCTGTATGTTACTTCTAAGATTGTTCGCAACACCTAGTAATCCTTTTTTCATAATCTACCTTCAATTTTATTTAACCAACCCTCACTATGTGAATGTGGCCAAACTATCCATTTGGCGGGTTTAGACTCAACATTGAATTCTCTCCATATCTTAACCCAATCATCGTTAGTGGTTAGATACCCCCTTATTTCAGACTCACTTAAGTCTTTCCTATTTAAAGACACACCATTCTCATCCTCGAATATCACTGCCCAAAAACTATAATCCTTTTCTTTGTCAAAACTTGACTTGTGTACATCAATACAGTGTTTGAATATTTTTAAAAACGAGTTCTCTAAATCTTCACCGTACAATGGGGGATTTGGTGCGATATTATTATCCAACGTATACTTCTGTACCGCTCTCTTTTTAAATGATAATCCAGAATACCTTTCGTAATCCTCCAACGTCCTATCAGTACCAAAGTCGTAAATGCCGAAGTCAATGTCTTTTACGAGACCATCCATTTCAAACAGTTTTCTATTTCTTAGGTGTGATTCACTATTCTTATTACCCCATGTTTTATCATCATCCCATTGTTTAGTTCTACCTTTACGGGTATATTCATGCCACGCAATGATTTTGTGTGGGTGGAATAAGTCATAACCGTGTGTGTAAGCCCTCACCGCAATACTAATCTCCTCACCATGGAAATAATAATTAGGATCGTGCGGAACCTCCTCAACAAATGACCCAACCGAGAACGCAAAGTGAGCTGAATAAAACCTCGCGGGAATGGGTTCTGTTAATGTTTCCCAATTTGGGATAGTTGCGGGCAAGAAAAAAACCGCACCTTCAGGAATAAACCTATCAAAATTCATCAACCATGGCACCTGTACTCTCCCATCAGGATCATTCTGAGGATCATATGATGAAATGTACGAAGTAAGTAATGGTTTCTTATGTCCCTTATCCTGTAGGAACTTTAACATGTTTATGAGTTCCTCATCCCAATTCTCAATAAACCTATGATGTGAATCAAGTTGTAGGGTGTATTGCTCACCTTTATATTGTTGTTGTAGTTGGTTTCGCGCCCAACACGCACCTTTGGATTCGGTGTAATTAACATCCACAATCCTAAATCTCTCATCGTCTTTAAACTTATCCAAATTATCCCATTCATCTTCTGATGAGTGTTGCCAACAAATCCCAAAAACTAAATTTTCAGGGTACTTAGACTTTTCGATACAATCGTTCAAAGTGTTGTTTAGCTCGGGATCACGGTAAGACGCTATCTGTATAAAGATTTTTCCGTTTTCTTCCATATAATAGTTTTACTTGGTATAATATAAAGAAATTAACATTCATATTAAAGTCTTATGGGTGGTTGACTCAAAAAAATATTTTCCTTATCTTTTATTAAATAGAGTTAAAAAATGAATAGGATACCGGAAATTGTAAAGGAACATGTTGAGGACATCATTCATGGGTTGAGGGAGTCTCACTTCTTTACCGATTATGATATTACTGAGGAGTACTCGATTAAAGTATTTACAGAACTTTTAATGGAAATTTATGTCTCAGACCCGTCTATGGACGTTGAAGATTATTTTTGGAGTGAGGACGAATTTGAGATAATATTACAAAAAGTAATCACGGGATCGATAATGTATCAATTAAAAGAGGATGGATTGATGGACTCCTACGAGGATGAGACCACCGATGAAACTTTTTTCTTAACGGAAAAAGGTAAAGAATATTCAAAAACACTAAAAAAATAACTATGTTATATGATTTTGACGATCTTTTGATCGAACCTGCGTCAATCACATCCATTCGTTCACGCAAACAGGTTAATCCCTATTACAAAGAATTTATTGAACAGGGCGTTTATAGGGATTGGTTACCTTTAATGACCGCACCAATGGATACGGTTGTTGATGGGAAAAACCATCATTACTTTACAAATTTGGGGATAATGGTGGTTTTACCCCGCATTAACCAACCCGATAGTTCTCACGTTAATTATGATCATTTCCTATCGTATAGTCTTACAGATTTTGATCGTTTGTTCTTAGAGGACACCATTAACATACCTAAAGGTTATCAAGTCCACGCACTTATCGATATTGCTAATGGACACATGGGGGATTTACTAAGATCAACTAAAGAGGCAAAACATAAATACGGACAATCATTAGTATTGATGGTTGGTAATATTGCTAATCCTGAAACCTTCTATCAATATGCATTAACTGATGTTGATTATGTCCGTATCGGGATTGGTAATGGTGGTGGTTGTTTGACAACAGTTCAGACGGGAGTCGGTTACCCAATGGCATCTTTGATTTATGAATGTAACAAACTAAAGAAGAGAAATAGTCACATTAAAACCAAGATCGTTGCCGATGGTGGGTTTAAGAAATATGCGGATGTTGTTAAGGCACTTGCATTGGGCGCGGACTATGTTATGTTGGGTTCCATCTTTAATAAATCATTAGAGAGTTGTGGGGAAACAACAATAGAGAATGGTGATACAATTGATCAGTACTCACAAGACGCATTGGATCGTTTTAACGTGGATATCCCACTCTATAAAGTATTCAGAGGTATGAGTACCAAAGAAGTCCAAAAATCGTGGGGTAAAGAGGAATTAAAGACTTCTGAGGGTGTTGTCAGAAAACATAAAGTAGAATATACCCTTCAAGGTTGGGTGGATAACTTTACTTCGTACCTAAAGTCAGCGATGAGTTATACGGATAAAAAAGAACTCCCCCATTTTATTGGAGGAGTTACAACTAATTTGATTAGTGAGAATTCGTTTAATCGATTTAATAAGTAATTAACCGATATTAAAACCTTTATCATCCGCGGTGAAGTCTTTATCTCTCTTCATACCGTCTTTGATGTAAGATCTAATTAATTTAGATACTGTCATATTCTTCTTATCGGCAACTTTTTCAATTTCTTTAAAGTATGCGGGTACGATTCTAAATGACAACATTTGAATTAATTGTTGATTCTTAGGTTTGTCCGAACCCTCTGGTTTCTTTGATTTTTCTTCTTTTGATTTTTTAGATGCCATAACTGTGGTTTAGTATATAAATATTTGTTATTGTCACTTTTTTTTCTTATCTTATTATAAATTATAAATACATGGAAAATACCGATAGAAAAGACGTTGTACGGGAAGTTGAAGAAAATTACCCTGAAACAACAAAGATGTTTAAAGCAATCTTAAGGGAAGAATACGAACTGTTCTGTTTAAAACAATCTAATTATGGACCTGACAACATTTCATTAGGTACCTCACTCGAGAAAGAGGAGGATCGTAAAATGTCTCAAATGGGTCTTTGGTTTAGAATGAATGATAAAATACAAAGATTAAAACAACTCGTTTTATTAGGTAACAAAGACAACGTAGGTGAGTCAGTTAAAGACACTTACCAAGATTTATCCGTATATGGGATAATTTGTCAGATCGTTGCGGCAGGAAAATGGGGAAAATAAGTCCCAATTACCCCGTTACTGAATATTTATAATAAAACGAGAATTATGGCAACTAACACAGATCTTAATCACCCATCATTTTTACAGTTAATTGATAAATTAAACGGAACTGTATTAAGCGGGATCGACACTGGTAAGTACTTCACTCTTACGGAAGATAAGAGAAGAGGTGTCGCATACTTAACCCTAAAGTTAATTATGAACTCACTCATTGGTAAGTTAAAGTTGGGTGATAAAGAACTTCTTAGTTTGGTTGCGGTTCTTTGGAAAAGGAACGAGGAATCCGAAAACTACGAAATGGCAGCTGTCTACAAATATATTATGGAGAACTTTGATAAAATATATAGTTCTGTAAAACCCGTTAGACAAACCAGAAAAATCACTATTAAGTGATATCTACCCAAGTCACCTCTTGAATTAAATCACAGAAAAGAATTGTGTTGGATCTGTGGGACCTGAACGCATTATCCACTCCCAACCACTCCTTTACAAGATTTATGTTTTTAATCTTGTCTGATGGGTATTCCGCACTTATCAGATATAGATTTCCGTTTATTTCTTGTATGGGTCTTTTGTATCTTGGGTATCTCATTAAAATGTAAAGTCCTCTATTTGATCACAATTTGTTTTCTCATGATCCTCCCAACCCGTGGTTGGTTTAGAGTTTAGAAAATAAAAACATCTTATTTTACCCTGTTTTACAAATTTGATATGTTTATGGTAGGCTATCGGGATTAGTGCCCCCGAAGGAAGTGGCATGTCATCATTATTATAGACCGGTATGACTTTTATAATTAAATCTTCATGGTCATCCCATACCCTCTCTTGAGCCTCCAATAATCTCCATTCTCCCCTGTTTAGATATTGGTCCTGTAATGAACAATTTAAATATGAAAATGTGGTATAAAGATTTTCGTATGTATCAGAGTAAGTTGCTGCGGGTGCCATATGTCCTTTGTCCCATATGTTTCTGTAATAATCATCCTTATCTGAGGTACAAATACCACTCTCAGTATGGAAGTCCATGGACCCCCTATTCACGTTTGCGGGTCTATTTGTGGATGTGTATATAACCCACAAAGGTTGTTCATATACCTCGGAGTAATTTACCCCAAAAACATTATTTTTTATGATTACACTTTCTCTGTCACAAGACTGTGCTGATAATGGGTCATTAGTACACCCAAGTAGTAAAAATATACCAATGAAATAGTTAGTAATTCTCATTTTCATTATTTTTCCAATATTATTTTTAGAATGTTTTTAACGGTATGACTATTGACCTTAACCTTATGATATAAAACTCCGTTATCGGTAAGTGATTTCTCAATCTCACAATCCAACTCTTTGGATTCTTCTAAATTTTGATATCTCTCTTTATCATTATGGTTACCATCCCCCCTTACCAACATTATGTTGATATTCTCATATTGGTTATAAATATCTAAAACCATTTTATCAAACGTGTCCCCATACAATGTTGCGGGGTATTGATTTGATTTGTAATAACTCTTATAGGTTAGTGACAATAAAATAGGTGAATCAAGAATGATGTAGTCTACCTTACCATATGACTTAACAATCCCTCTGTGTTGATTTGCCAATACAAACAACTGATCCCTTATGGCCGAGTGGTTCTCATCCCACGCCAACAACTTAGGAAACTCATACGGATTATCACATGTAATGTGTTTCTTTTTAAGTTTGTATGTAATTCCTGATGCGATAGATGATTTACCCACACCGGGACCACCAAAAAGGTTTATTATCTTACTCATATTAATACTGTCGGTATAAAAATATACACAAAATCAAACCATTAGTCAATAAAAAAGGGGACCGAAGTCCCCTTTAGATTTAAAATTATTACGTTTAGAACGAATACTTTAAAGATGTGTTCCATGTACGTCCGAAACCGAACCATACGGAGTTTCTAACATCAACACCGTTCCATGTAACTGAATTTTCATCGGCGTGAATGTTTGTCTCAGATTCTGAAATATAAACCTTATCAAAAAGGTTATTTATATTTACTCTTAAAGACCATGACTTACCGAATCTTCGGGAAACCCCTAAATCCGCCAAACCAAATGAAGGTAACTTTAAAGCCCCATCGTTATCTGGTTGAGTAAAGATGGCGTCAGCGGGTGAATAGTCCGCATATAACCCATCAACAAATCTATAACCGAAGTCTAAGTTTGTTCTTTTACCTAAACGATAATCGGCAGATAAGAAGGTTGTGAACTGAGCGGCATCACCAACTTTAGCGTCTTTTAGGTAGAGAGTACCCGTACCAATTGATTGTTGATCTGCATCAAAAATCTCCGCTTCAAAATCCTTGGTGTATCTCCAATCACCAATAGAAACCATTCCCGACAATTTTAAATTATCACCAACTCTGTAGGTTCCCTCAACCTCAATACCATTATGAACTACGTCAATATTTCTAAATTGTGCGTAACCCTGATCACCTTGAGCGTTAAATAAAGAACGAGAAATAAATCTATTTCCCCATGTGGTTGAGTAAGCGTTTACATTAAGGGTCAGATTATTAGTAATAAAACCATAACCTAACTCTACTGATCGAATTTCCTCGTTTTGTAAATCATCATTTACAATGTTTGCATAATTGGGGAATACCGCATCAAATTGTGGTTGACGAGAAATATAACCCGCATTAAAGAATAAGTTCGACTTATCATTAATGTTATAGTTAGCACCTCCCTTTAAGTATCCTCCACCAATGTTCTTTGTCTCAGAAATTGGTAATGTAGGTTGGTCGAAGAAATCCTCTCTTTGGAAGGATTGATTGGATAAACCACCTTGAACTACGGCGGTAATCCTACCTTGATCGGAATACTCAATTAAACCGTTGACTCCCTGCCAACCAACAATACCGTTATTGTAATAGTCGATCTTAGGTCCTCTAATACCGGTATTTGTGAATGGAGATGCCTCAACTAAAGTATTGATGATTTGTCCATTAGAGTTTTTATTACCTGTGGAATAATACCCATCTAAACCTAACAAATCATTTAATACTCTATAGTGGTATCCTTTATAGTGTCTTAAGTCTACACCGATAGATGTTCTAAACTTACCAAACTCTCCTTCTAAGTTAGAAATAGCACCAACCCAATCGTGTGAGTTCATAGACGCTCTCCTAACGAGAACGGCTCTGTTGACACCATCATCTTTAAATCCATTAGACCCAATTAAAAGACCTTCAAAACCACTAATAGATCCTGTATATCCTTGTGTGGTCGATTGGTTTACTGACACCGCAGCATCGAAATTAATAAATCCATTTTCATCACGAGTACCTCTACCACCATCTAAGTAATGTTCGGTAAGGTCTTTATTATATGGGTAGAAGTCGATATCCCCATTTCTAAAGTTTCCACCTCTTGGACCCGTACCACCACCACGACCAGCAGATGCGTAAAGTGAGGTGTTAAGTTTTAAGTTAGATTTAATTTGCCAATCCCAATTGAAGGTTGCCAATGGTTTATTGTAGAAGTTTCTTCTCATGTTGTATTCCTCACCGTTTAAGAAACCAGCATCAGTATTCCATCTCCTATCAATACCCTCTTTATGGTCAGATCCGAAGTTTTGGTAATCTCTAATGGAGATCCACGAACTTCTCTGATGGTGCCACTGTCCCGCACCTAAGAATGATAAATTAAGGGAGTGATTAGAACCTTTAGGTTGGTAACCAACCGCAGTAAAATATGTCCAACCCTCTCCTGCTGTTCCATATGAATAACCATCACCTTCCCACTTAGATAATAATACAGATGTTGCCCATCCCTTCTCATCCTTACCAGTGTTGTAAACAGCCGTTGTTTTAGTGTACCCGTTATTACCAATTGTTTGGGATAATGAACCTCCCTCAGCTTTATCTGCCGCCTTAGTAAAAATAGAAACGGTTCCCCCAACTGAAGGAACCGCCAAACGAGATGCACCGAGACCTCTCTGAATTTGGATACCTGATGCCACATCAGTTAACCCCTGCCAGTTACTCCAATAGACCCAACCATTCTCCATATCGTTGACTGGTTGACCGTTAATTAAGAAAGATGTGTTTCTTTGGTCAAAACCTCTCAATGAGATTCTTGAATCACCATATCCACCACCTTGTTTTGTTGCGTACACACCTGGAGTCCTATTCATAACTTCAGGGAACTCTTGGTTACCAACTTTTAGGGATATTTCCCGTGGGGATATTGTCGATACCGCAACAGGGGTTTCCCTTACTTTCGCAACGTCAATAACACCAGAGGTGACAACCACCTCACCTAATTGGTTTGACTGTGGTAGGAGAGTTACAGTCATTCCATTTTTCGCCGACAACTCAATTGATCCATAACCAATAAAAGAGACGACTAATAAATCACCTTCAGACCCGTTAATAGTAAACTTACCATTAAAGTCGGTTACCGACCCATTTGTTGTTCCTTTAAGAACAACATTGGCACCTGGTAAACCTTCTTTTGTGTCTGCATCGACAACCTTACCCGTGATTTGTGCTAAGGCTCCCGTTGTTGACATTACAGCCAACATTAATACAAATAAAAATTTCCTCATAAATTTTGTTTTTTTAGTTTATTAGTGACAATAATGTACGAAAATTTGGGAAATAAATCAATGGTTACAGCCCTTTTCATAAACTCGTCACGAAATAAATACGATTTTTTTTTGGTCTTATCAACTTCATAATCAGTTCCAAATATGAAAAACGGTGGTTAAATCGATTTTGTGGCGCTTATATCACAGAAAAATTTATTTACGGTCCAAAATACGGATATAAGGACATATTTATTAACGTATAGTTTTTTGTATATAATGGATACACACATGATAGAAATGGTAAGTTTAATTATTGTCGCGGTAATAACCGCAATCATAGGTCCTAGTATTGTTGAATACGTAAAGATAAAATTTAGATCTTCGGACCGACCAGACCCAATAAAACAAGAAATAGAGTATACTATGGTTGTTAATGGGGAGATTGAGGATATTCGAGAAGAATTGAAGGCGGATAGATCATGGATCGTGATGTATCACAACGGAGGAAACTTCCTAACTCATGATAAATCAATGAAGAAATTCTCAATGACTTACGAAAATTGTAAAAGTGGTGTACCTCCTGTTGCCCACATATTCACAAATCTACCCGTTTCACTTTACAGTAGAGCAACAGAAGAAATTTTAAATCACAGACACATTTATATTCCTGATTATAATGATCCAGAAGTTGCCACATTTGGTTTGAAGGGTGCCAGTGAGTCTACAGGGACAAAATCATCCTACACCGTAGGTCTGTTCGATATTAAAACAGATAATTGTATTGGTTTATTGGGGTTAGATTATAACAGAAAAAGAAAATTAACGGATGAACAGGTTCATTTTTTAAATGAGAGAACCCAAAGAGTCGCAGGATTTTTATCGAACTATTTATATAGTAAATAACATATTATGAAAAAATACCTTTTTACAGAATCACAAGTAAAAAAAATCTTAGATAAGGTTATAGAAGAACAATACTCAAACGACGGATCTGTTGAAGATATGTATTGGGCTCAGGTTGGATTGAACAAATACTTAAAGTCAAAGGGTAAATCTCCAATCCCCGCAGATGGTGCGTGGGGTCCTAAATCCCAAGAAGCGGCAATGATGTTTCAAAAAGAACATGGTTTAATGGTCGATGGTTTAATGGGTTGTTGTACCGCTAAAAAATTAATTGAGTTAGGATTTTTAGATCACGACCTATGGGGTAAAATACTTAAGTTCTTTGGTGGAGACCCATGTAGGTGTAATAACTAATCGTTTTTGGTCGCAGAATCGAATACCATTAAGATTGTTTCCAAACATTCTAAATCATAACATTCACTATATCCACTAAAGGATTCTAATAAAGGTCTGTAACTTTTTACAGACTTTTTCTTTTTTAGTGTATGTTTTATTGATTCTTCTAACCTCTCAGCCCTGGGACTGTCAATCCTCCTTAATATACTCTCCAAGGTATACCCCTCATATCCATACGCTTTTGAGAACCTTCTAAGAATAAACTTTTTTGAGGTGATCCCCACCTTTACGAATGTCTTACCACTCTTTTCTTCCTTTATTAAAACCAAATAAAGTGATTTTGGGAGAGAGTCTAACTTCTTCTTTTTCAATTGTTTACTGACCATCAACTTCTTGTCCACGTATTTCTTTGCGGACTCTAAAGTTTTGAAATCTTTAATATCTCTATAGGGGTTTGGTATGTATTTGTTAAATCTAGCAACAAAGAGGGTTTTACCACTATCCACCTTATATGTGACCGTGTCACCCTTTTTTATTTCATACACAGAGTAGTAACCTTTTTTAAATAAAATTTTTTCCATAATGTTTGGCAATATCCTAACTTATACATACTTTTGTATTGATAAATTTTCAATATTATGAAGAATATGAAAAAATGTAGTGGTTGTCATGAGGAGAAAACCCTCAACGAATTCTACAAAAACAAAAGAATGAACGACGGTCACAGCATCTATTGCGTTTCGTGTACTAAAGAAAATTCTAAAAAGTATCACCAACGAAAGAAAAATAGACTGAAAACAGATCAGAGTGCGGAGATTGTAAAAAATATGGTGATAAACAATCTCATAAGTGAAAACTCTAATCCTAATGCTGAAATCCTAATGAAGTTAATAATGACTGAAAGGTTGTTACAGAACGCCATCGAGGAATTGCAGAACATTAAGATTTCTATGTCTACAAAAGCCGTAATTAGTTAATCCGATATATTTATATAAGAAACTCGAGTTTCTTATATGAAGATCAAAGATTTACTTTACGAGATTGTCCTAGAAGAAGGGGCAAAAGAACAGATTAAAAACGGTCTCTTGAAGAGGTGGTCCACAGAAGATGCGGATATCTCTATAGAGACCGTTAACTATATATGGAATGTTTTTAAAGGTGAAGATGGTTACCCAGGACTCAGCGGAAAGTTAAAGGCTAAAAACGATCCGATAAGGGATTCTTTTTTAAAAAGGTTTGATGGTGAACACGGTTTCACTGCCTTCGATCCCACAAAATTACTTGATATAAACTCATACACATTAGAGCAAATAACATCATTATTAGATGATTATGGTTACGATGTTGATATTATGGATGATAGGGGGTCGGGTCCGTGGGAAGAGTCCTTTTTCAAGGGGTCCTCAAAGGAAGAGAAATTCGAATTCTCTAAGTCTCTGTGGTTTGGGGAACAAAACAAAGTCTATGATAATGGTAATGGTTTTAGACTATACCTCCCATTAAACCAAAAACAAAGTGTGGCCTTTGGAATGTACGAAAACTACGTAGCGGATAAAATTAATGGAAGTCATTGGTGTACTACGTGGAACAGAAGTGGTAACATGTGGAATACATACCGTAGTCGTAACATGACTTTATATTATGGTATTGACGACAATTTACCTGAAACAAATCAACACCATATTTTTGCCATACTCCCAACAACTAAGGGAGCTGATGAGTTTGAGTATACGGATCTTAAAAATAGTGGGGGTAATGTCTATGTAAAATGGAATAACCCGAACGACCCTAGTAAGAGTTTGGTTGATTTACACCCACAACTTACCGAAGAAGGTGTTAGAGAGATTGTATCAAAACAGGTACCCTATGATCCTCGTACAGAATTAAACCTATCCGATGAGAAACTAAGATTAATCGATATGATCGGTGAAAGAGAGTGTACGGGTGGTGGACCATGTTACGATTTCTCAGTCCAACAAAGAAGAGTTAAACTTCAATATATTGTCGACAAATGTTCTAATGGTCAATACCTAATGGAACTTAGATCCTTCCAATCCATGGATGAGGGCCTAATGTTTAGATATATGGAAACCATAACAGGTAGAAACTGGTCTGATAGATTCCAAAGATATGAAGTCCTTAAATACATTTTAGACACTAAGGTATATAGGGATAAGTTAGAGAGAATCCTAAATGGTGAGGGTATCGAGGGACCTATCGTAGATAGATATTCGGGAGATAGGATCACCATTTTCACATTAATGGAGAAGATCATGCAAAATAAATTTGATATTGCTATGATCAGTTCAAACAGTGATAATATAATCGTATTTAGAAGTAACTCAGGGGTTAGTCAGGGTAAATTTGGACTATTCAATAAAAGGGGTGCAGATTGGTACGAAAAAGACGGTGTGAGGTATGAACCTGATTACTCACCAATTATGGGTCAAGATTGGCCTAAAACATTCTTCTTTAAAAAAGATATTGAAGATATGTTATCCTCCCAACAACCACAAGATTATAACCAACCACAGGATGATGATCGAGCAGAAGAAATGAATGAACAAAATGAAAGTTTCATGGAAGATCTTCCCGAGGATTACTTTGTGAGTTGTTACAGTAAAACTAACAATATCGAAGACACAAATAACTTCTATACTTTAGCAGATACTCGAGTTGTAACTCAAGGTGGTGTTAAAAAAGGGGTTATCATGTCACATAATACTTATGTAAACAAATTCTTACCTCAGGCGGTAGAGAGGGATTGGATGATCGACCAATTAAGTGACGAGGGTACCGCCCCAAATTGGTTTAAAACACCAACAGACATACATGAAAAGGGGGTTAATTAACCCCCTTTTTTATTCTAACTGACTTTGTACTTTGTTCCAATAATGTATGGTTCTACTATTATGTGGTCCCTTTGGACCTCCATTCCAACTCCGAGCAATTGCCTCGAATTCAGAATCTTCATGATAATAGGTATACCACACTTTAAACATCTCAATTGACTTATCTCTATCAAATCGATCTTTTAACTTATACTTTTCATCAGAACCCATCTTTTTTAAAAGTCTATTCACTTCTCTTACCATTATTGGTCTGATTTGTAGAACCCCTATCGATGGTTCACCCAAGTGGGTGTCTCCGACTGCGGAATCATCACCCCCCGACTCAACCATAATCATCGCTTCAATTAGATGATCGATGGGTTCTACGAGATCGGCAATTGGTTTAGGTTCCAAGTCTAATTTTTCTTCAAAATACCGTTGGGTACTTGAACTTACAGTAAAGAATGATGACCCTAACAGGGACAAACAAACTAATAAAAGTTTTTTAAATTTCATGTTTTCCATTAATTTATTGACTTCTTATTAGACAAACATAGGTATATTTTTTTAATATACCAAACTATTTGTTATATATTTGTTGACCCATCGACTGAGGGTATTATATAAATACGGGGGATTCAGTCAATTAACCCCGTAAAGAGATATTTATAACAAAAGGACTGTAACATGAAAAAAATTGTCGTAACTGAAAAACAATTAGGTATGATCGGTGAGTTCGTTGAAAATGAATCTACTAACTCAACAGAAACAATAACAGAATCTTCTTCCGATAATCAATACAGAAGAGAGGATATTGAAGTTAGGCTTGGGTATCATGACGTTAAATTCAACGGTGAGGAAGTAGAATACGCTTCTTGTGGAAATATTACCATGGTTTATTACATCGATCAAGAACATCGTAGTTGGGGAATCAAATCAATATACTTATACGGAATTAGTGGTGTTGATGACGAGTTAGAGTTGGAAATTAATACTATCAGTGAAGGAGATGAAGAGGGTGATTTTAAACAAGAAGAACATTTGATCACCGTGTCCGTAGATTGGGATAAGGTTTTAGAAGTTGAGGAGATTCATGCCGAAGGAGTTATAACCATTGGTGATGTGTTAGAACTAACTCTATCTAATGATCAGGAAGGTAACATAATTATTACAAAGGCGGAAATAGAGGCATATACTCTTTAAAGACCCTTTAACTTTTTATCGTGTAGTTTAAACCTGCTGGGGTTTGACATAATCTCTGCTTTGGAGAACAATCTTTTCTTTCTTGTTCTAGATAAAGCTCTTTTACCTTCATCCATATCATATTCGTCGGATTCTGCAGACGCATCATCAACCTTATGATATTCCAAATCATTCTCATATAAAGTCTTAGAGAGTTTCTTCAATTGATCTTCTGTAACTACAATTTTTTTCATTTGATTATTCGATTGATCCCAACGGTTTATTACTCTTAATAAATATTTGAATCGAACAATTTATTTTTTTTTCTCGAATTTTTACCCAGAATTATATATTTATCTAGGCCTAGCATTTATTAACTAGAAAGCATTACTAGAGATACTGGGTCCCAAAAGGGTTTACTTTTTTTCAAAAAACCCTTATACTTCAAAAAAACAAAAATTATGAAAACACTTCTAATTATTTTAGTTCTATTGGCCGCAGTCTTTGGTGGTATTATCCTATTGATCAAAACCGGTAAGATTAAGGACGAAGATCATGATCTAATTCCTGATGTTGTTGAGGATAAAGTTTCCGAAGTTAAGAAAACGGTTAGGAAAACAACCGATGAAGTTAAGCGTAGAGCGAAACGAGTCAAAGAGGAAATAGGGGATGTGAAGGTAGCCACTAAGAACTTAGTAGATCAAACTACCGATGTGGTAGACGCACTCAAGGGTGAAAAGAGAAGAGGAAGGAAACCTAAGAATAAATCCAACTAAAATAAAAAAGGTGTCAATCGACACCTTTTTTTGTTACAATGGTTACCTTAGTTGGTACCCATGGCTACGATACCCTCAAGTTCATTAACTTTTCTTCGTAACCTATGAAGTTCAATTTGTTCTGAAGTGTATCTACCTCTATTAGATTCGATCCACACAACCCTATTATCTGAAAATTTGGCGGTGGTGATAACCTTACCATTGTTATCGTACATTTTCCACACACCATCTTTCACCAACGCGTCATTTACAAGGGTATAGTAACCCACTTGTTCAATTTGACCTGTCGAATGGTCTCTCATTATGACCTTAAATTGGTTATAATCGACTTGAATTAGTTTAGTCTCTCTTTTAACGTTGGTTATCTCATACTCTTGCGCCGAGAGTCCTATCGCAACGAACATCATTATAGTAAAAAGTATTTTTTTCATAACGATCTGTTTTTATTTGTTTATAGACTACCTCTATTAGATAAATATCCAACATTAAGGA